GCACCACTAAGTCCACCCGAGAACTCCATATGTGCACCTAATAGTGTGTTGGAAATGTTAGTTCCAAAAATGGTATAGCTGTAACTCTCCCCGACCACATTGAAGGAGGTATTCGTATTATCACCCTCCCATACTGGGAAACCAACCTTAGCTGATACACCCGTATTAGATACACCACCAACACCAAGTGTTGCGACACCAACTGCTACTGTCGTAGCCATAGCATTTGTTGACAGAACTATCGCTGTTACAAGCGACATAACAAAAAACATTACTTTCCTCATTTCATTTCTCTCTTAATTTTATTTCTCTACCATTGTAACATAAGAGAGGTAATTTGTCAAGCATATTTTTATTTGACAAATTATTATTGATAGGATATAATAAAATAAAGTACAACTGGAGAGAAAATGTCTAATATCCTTAATTGCCTAGATATGGGTTTCTGCCCTAAGCTTTCTTACTACCAAAAACAAAAAGTGATGAAATTTTACCTAACAAATATTCCAGAATTAAGCAAGGAGGATTTTCATAAAGATAGTCAGGAGAAATTAAAACAGCTAGGGATTAGGGCTTATTTCATTTCAACTTTTTCTTACTGGGATTCCAGATTTGTGGTTGAAAAAAATGGAATTATTGTGAATCAGCTATATCTATGGGTTCATTGAGCATATTTTTAAGATTGGCTTGGGCGGTACATTGTTTCCATGAATTTATAGGTTTTGTTCTTGCCCTTATTCTCTATAAAATCAAATCGTTTATAGAATTCCTTTAATCTTGTTTTACTTCCTCCAAAATCAGAAGAAGGAGAGAGCTTGACTGTATAGCCCATTTTGTCAGCATGTTCCACTAAATCTTCCATGAATTTAGTTCCAAGTCCCTTATTGCGTTCTTTCTTGGGGATAATAATAGAGCTCAATGTAAGCATTTTGGTTGAATCATTTTGACCAATAAAAAAATCAATATTGGGATATTTGGCGGTAAGTATTTCATCAACCTGAGTTATATGGTCTTTACTAGCATTATCATTTCCTATCGGGGCTCCTTTTTGTAGTTCCGAAAGAGTATTAATTATTTTGTCAAGTTTTGCTATTAATAATTCCAAAAAGATTTTCCACCGTCTGTACTGAATTTGATATTTTTAACTCCCAAATTTTCCAATACTTTTCTTTGACGATTCTTTAATTCATTTCTATCGCTTAATTCTGATGGTATGATACTTACCGCCCTTAAGCCATCAGAGGTTGCCCTAATAGAGAGATGCTGATATTTTCCCTTAAATTCGGAACTATTAGCTGTGAAATTAACCTCGTTTTCCCCATGTGTGCTGGATATTCCGCTTTTCCCTACATATACCGCATTGTGACCCATTAAACTAACAATAGTTGCTTTGTCAATAGGCTTCCCAATAATAGTACCTAATTTTTCTAGTGATTTTGAATCAATATTCTTGGTATTAACCACCTCACTTGCAATCACCGCTTCTTTCTTGGGATTTTTGCCACTACCAGCAGGATACCTGCCTGAACCTTCGCCGCCCTTTGCTAGTTCCAAATTATCTATTATTTTGTTTATCATCTTGCTATCCCATAAAGTTCTTCTATCTTATCACTATCAACCCCATTTGCTTCGTAAAGCTGTTCAATCTCATCCCAGTTCTCATCCACATCATCCTGTAGTTCCGAATCGAATCTACACATCCTAATTAATGTATCTATTTCTAGTTGCCCTGAAGCTATCTCATCTAACAAATCATCACCCGTATCAAATTTAGCAAGCATCCCAATTAATTTATTATTAGTTTCCTTGCGAGTATTATCATCCAAATTTTTGTTCTGCCATTTCAAAGCCTCAATTAGGTCTTTTTTGTCATTGGCATAGTTCTTTATTTTATCAAAATTTCTATAAGTATCCCATTGTGTTAATAGGTCTTTTTTATCATTCCAGTCTTTTATATTTTTTAGTTTTGACTGAATATTATTGATTTCCTTGTTTACAAATTCGGTAACATGTTTAATAGGGGCATTAGTGAATGCTAATTGCCCCATTTTTTTTGACCCATAGTTAGAAGCAAATGCTTGTTCTATTAATGAAGGTAAACCACTTTGGTGAGCCATAACCCATTGATTACCATGGAAGGAATGACCCACTAAATCACCCTTATGAAGGAAGAAGATAATATCATCCAACTTCCTCATTTTGCGCGCTGAAGACAGGGCGATAGCGATAGCTTGCCTATGCGGATATTTTCCACTCCTCATAAGCTCTCTGATATTTTCAGAGATAACTTCCTTGCTACTACCCTGTATCAACGGCACTATCTAACGCGCCTAGCCCTTAGTATTCCAGCCCCGCCGATAGTACCAGCAGAGAACGCTGCACGACCAATCAGATATACTGTGGTTGTAGCCGCTAAACTCAATCTAACGGTTGGGGTATTCTGCGTGTAATTATCTGTATGGGTTGTCAATACAACAGGAATAGACATATATGTGTCCTGAGCCCCTAGTGTAGCAGTAGTTGTGGAAATACCAGCCGCCCAATCAGTTGTTGTCGCACCAGTGAGTACGAAATCAGCTATACCATCAACATCCCAGTCCCCCGCAGTCAGAGAAATGCTTGTTAAGTTAGCGGCAGTAGCTGTAGTTAGAGCTACTGGAGATGCTATCAGTACTTGAGCCGATACATACTCACCCAGCGTACCAGCAACGGCGTTATCATTAGTTCCCGTACCAACAATGAGTCCACTGGTTGAAGCTTCGGAACTAACAGAAGCACCATCACTAATAAGTCTAACTGTAGCGCCATTTGGAATAACTACCCCAGCGGCAGAAGCTGTTTTAACAGTAACAGTAAACCCACCTGCAACAACATTGTTTGTTACAAGAAATTCGTTAGGTACTGATGGGACTATAACATTTATGTTAGCCGTTAAAACACCAGTAAACCTTAACCTATCATAAGCAAAATCACTTTCTGATACCGTGTAGCTTGTACCAGACAAATAAATATTTGTATCCATTTCTTTCCTTTTTTAATTTATCGTTCCTTCTTATTATAAGGGATAAATTAGTCTTGAATAGATAAAATATGTTGTTGTGAAAATGATTTCTTGCAAAAATCGTAGGGGTAGATTACATGACATCCGTCGTATTCGCCTTTCTCATTTGGAAGATAGAATTTTGTGGCATTCCCAAAACTATCATTCATTACGAATCCAACATCATTATAACCTATGACCCCATTAACATGTACAATAGTATCGCTTGTTCCGTTCGGACGTTTTCTGAAATAAAATCCAGCAGTAATGACAGGTATGTTCTTATCTATGCTTGCTTTGATTTGTTCAAAATTCACACCCTGAGTAAATGTGTCTTTAAGACCCAATTTTTCAAGATACCATTTTAGCACAAAGGGATTATTCCTTGGTTTAATACAATCCTGCTGTAGTTTTTCATTTGTATTAAATGGAGCTAAGTACAGTGTCCACTTTTTCAAGTCATCATCCGATAGGGATTTGATTCTATTTGCCACTATACTATCAGGCATAGTTATGAAATGAGTATTCCACGCCTCTCGTGTAGCCAATTGCTGTGACACATAATCATCTAGCTGACCCACTCCATCCCATCCACAAAATTTATGAATATCTAATTTGAAATATTCACAAATCCATTGAATCACCATGGCTATTGTAGTCGCTTGACAAGTACCGAAAGGAGCGTCTTCGTTGTTCCTTTGATTATGCCATACTGCATTTAATGCTTTTTCCATTATGCCTTATTAAATACTACTTTCTTCCCTTGAATTAAATCATCTAAATGAGACCTTATCTGATAATGGGGGTCATGGTAAACATCTTCAAGTTTTTCTTTATCTTTTTTCTCATCATAGCTCGTGCGGGTAAATCCCGGAGCTTCCGTTAGTCCTGCTCCCTCGTTGCCTAAATCAGTAGAGTACCTTAAATCACTGTTTGAACTATGTTGCTCCATAATATCTGCCATAATCTCATCATGGGATTTGCCCGATTCCATTGCTTCCTTAGCTTCTTGGATTCCTTCTGGGCTGAGTTGTAATTCAACTCTATTGCCGTATTCGTGAACAGAGGCATTGTTACTATTCCAGCTTTGAACTGGTTTGTCACCCCTTGCTTCTTTCTTTGGATTTTTGCCACTACCGGCGGGATAGCGACCCGAACCTACTCCACCCTTTGCTAGTTCCAAATCAGCTATTATCTTGTTTATCATCTTGTCCTCTATAAATTCGCCACATTATCTGTGTAATCAATTTCAACCTTAAATATTACCAATCCCAAATCATTGTCTAAGCTATCACCCTGACTTTGCGCCACTATTTGAATATCATTACATAATTCATTTAGTCTTGGATAAGCATGTATACATTGTGTTATATCTGCCGCTAAATTATTTACAAGTGTGGGCGATTGCCATCTTCTGTTATTGGTGTCAAATACCCCACTCCCGTGACCCCTTACGTAGCCATAAATTGTTTTCTGGTACTTGTTTCGCATAGCTCCGAAGTTGATAAAAACAGGTCTTTCAGGAGCAAACTCACTAAGAACCTGAATAGCTGGCAGGTTATCTTCCGGTATTTGAAATAAACCATAACCGTCCCTAGTGGTAAATTTTATATCGGTCTTAAAGCCATTGGATATTCTTATAGTTCCAAGTATCCTTACCAACTCTAAATCAATTAGCTCTCTTTTTGCACTCATTATTTATTGGTATAATCTGGCTGTACCACTGAATCTGCTGGAGGTACATCAGCTATTTTAAATATCTTTTTAATGAGATTTCTAAACAATGCTTTTAATAGCTTCTCTTCTGGGTCAAGATTTATATAAATTGTATAAAGAACTACGACCATAAAACCCAGTACCCATCCACCATTATAACCATGATGTAGGTATTGCTGGGTGAAGAGATATACTCCCCCTTCCGCTAAAAGACCATTTATAATTAGTGCTATCAGTGTTAAAGCTGATTTGGGAAATTGCCTAATAAATGGAATTATTTTTAATGAATCCATTATTAATATTGTTGCGAAACCAGTCGAAAGCCCTATCCCCGCTATAGACCAAAATACTATATTATTAGTTAGTGTTACTATCGCTAAATTTAAATCCATAATTATTTCCCCTCGTGTTGTGTTGTTGTTTTATTATCTGTACCCCAATGCGTATAAACCTGTCCATATCCCCAAATCATTCCCCCAACTATAGCGACCCCTATTAAAGCCCATATGCCGTTAATCATTTTTTCGTAAAGAGGAAAGTATTTTGTTCTTTCATCAACCTTACCCGTCCTTTCCTCGACATCCTTGAGAGTTTTTTCCATCAGTAATTTTGTTTTTTCTGTTGATTCTAGCGATTCCAGTTTCTTAAAAACTCTTTCAAATGTATTGTGATGGTATTCTAATTGCCTCACTAAATCATGTTGGATTTTTGTCAGTTCCTGTAAATTTTGGGTTAAAATAGGGAGATTATCACTTATAGCATCAACTTTTTCCTCTATTTTGGCAACCTTAAGCTTTAACTCAAAACTATCATCCATTCCTTCTCTCCAAAATTACTAATATTATTATAACTAATAAATTGAACTTAAATCCAAAATCTTTAATTGTCAATAATGTACATCAAATTACCAAATCACCGCCTGAATGCCAGCCACTGTCGTACAAGCATTCACTTGTGCAACCCTTGTAGCATAATTCATTCTTAATGCTTCTATTCTAATCCTGTTCGTTTCGCCTACTGCTTTAATTGTGTAGCGTTATGAGCAACATAAACCCACTTACTTGTACTGTCTAAGCACATTATATTAAATGTGCCAGCAGGATTATTTAATGCTCCAGTACATTGAACGTCAAGGTTAAATTGGTCAATAGGGAACTTAGAGGGATATGTGTAGTTAGTGCCCAACGCATTCGAGATGAAATCAGATTGGCACATAGCAGAGCAGGTACTGCCTAATTCTGAGATTTTCTTCTGCCCCTCCTGAGCAAGCTGATACGCGTCTATCTCGGTTTGGGTGCCAGCCAGTGCAAACGATATAAGTATCATCCATGATGCTGATGGTGTCGGTATCGCCACAATGTCTTTAATTGCCTGCATAATGTACATCGTCAGTAGTATAGCGAATAGCATTACCAGTAGAACTACTCCCAGCATGTACGGGTTATTTTGGCATATTGATATTAGTTCAATCATTTGAAGTCTTATCATTTCTCTTCTCTCCAAGTTTATTTATTATCATAAAGTCAACCTAATAAATTATCATAGCGCATCCCGTTATTAGCATCCACACTTGCATTTAGCACCTCAATATTTTTGAATTATTTATCATTTATTAATTATATCATTTATCATGTGTTATAATATTAACCTGATATGGATTTTCATAAATTAAAATCAGGGTACGAGATGAAGCGTACGTGTTTTGTAAACGCCCTTGATGCAATACTACATCAGGGGTTTATTTTTGCAAACAAAATAATTAAAGGGTATAGCTTATCAAAAATCACATACCCTGCCGTACCGATAAATCCAATCGCAGCCCAGTGCCTCTTGATAAAAGCTATAAACCCGTCTCTCTCCTTCCTATCCTGTAACACATCCCTGATTATTTTAGTATTCTCAGGGGTAAGCACGTTTGATAGTTTCTCCACAGCCTGTGCTAATTTACTAATCGCCTCTTCCATACGATTATCGTTCTTGTGCATGGTGGCATGCTCTTCTTCATTTTTCCTATGCTTCTTTTCATTCTTTTGGACATACTCAACTACCTCTTTTTCTGCGATATTGAAGCGACTTGTAATCTTGTTCATGTCGTTCCTAAGTGAAGATAACATAGGCTTAATATCCTCGTCAGCTATGTGCGATGGCTGTAGTTCCGTCATAATCGTCCTTGTTCATATTTTACCATACTACCTTTTGAACATCCAATATCGTAGTCGCATTATTCACAGCAGCCTTTTGAGTTTGCAGATGCTGAAACGCCGCAAAGAACTGCCCAGCACCAGTAGCAAGCAAATTTTGTAGGTCTACATAAGTCATAGGGATGGGATTGTTAAAGCTATCCGTCCAAAAGAAACCCGCTGGTAATGTAGTCGCCGTCCATGCGGCGAGGGTTGAGAGTAACCTTGCCCTACTCTCCTCATCGGCTTGGAATGTCGTGCCCTTAAAGGCTACTAGCCCGTAGGCTTGATTATTGAAACCCTGTTTAAGTAGTTCTATTTGTTCGGTCTTTGCTTTATCGAGTTGGTAGGCATCTATCTCGGCTTGAGTAGCTTCACGGTCGCCTACTTGCCCGCCATTTATACCTATATAAATTTGTCCATTTTTATCTATAAAATATTGCATTAGAAACCTCTATTTATCATAAATTCCATGCCCCAATTAGCGACAGTAAAACCAGCGAGACTACTACTGTCTATTCGAACCACACCAATACCCCCATGAGTTCTGAATGAAGCAACATTATTAGTTACGCCGGATGCTATGCCGTACCAGTTTGTTCCCGTTCCGGCGTTACCATCTTGTGTATCATATGCCCTCTGTCCAATAGTATAACCAAGTTCGGCCGTTTTGCAATATAGCCATTTGCGGGTGATGCAAAATTCAGGAGAAATGCCCATATTTGTATTAAGTGTATAGTTAGTATTAGCCGCTAATGTTGCTATGTCGCCATAATACCTCCCCTGCAACGCATAAGCAACCGTGCTTGTTATTGTCGTAGCACCTGCGACGCATTCGCCAATTATAACATGATTTACAGCGGGAGCACTTGTGCCATTCCCTAAGAACATTGTCATTTGTTGAATATTGAACGTATATTGTCCATTCGTTACCGCAGGTGTGCCACCCCACTGATAGATTGGTGCTAAAGTTACAGGGGTTTGTGCTGTTAAAACCCCACCCAGAGCTACTGCAACAGGTAAGTAATTTGTACCACTTGAAGCCCCACATGTCCAAGAAAGGCTATTTGTTGTAGTTCTACCTATTACATCAGCACTTCGTTGAGATGCTGTCATCTCCAAGTAGTCTGTACCAGTCACGTTTTGAATTGTTAGCACTAATGAAGCTGAAGTTGCGGGAAGAAAGGTTGGTAAACCAGCAGTATCAACAGGACTATACAAAACAGTCTGTCGAACTGGTACTATAACCGCCTCTACATTGGTTGTATTAAGACCATCATCACTGGCAGTAATATTGACTCCCCTAAAATTCAAATTAGCACGAGATGGGAGTATAGTCGTTTCTTCCTGAATAATATGACCGCCGCCCCCCGCTCCTGAAGCCGTGACTGGTTCCACCAAAGTTCCTGTTGTATAAAGTATTACACGAGTTCCCTGACCCACCACAACCCCTGCTGTAGCATTGTGTTTTACTGTTATAGAGAAAGCACCAGTAGTTCCGTTATCAACTATAAATGTTTGAGGAATACCATCAGGAATAATCACATTAATGTTAGCAGTTAGCGTACCTGTTATATCAAAGGAATTATTGTTAAACTGATTGGTTGTTAAGACAATATCAGTCCCCCCTCCTACAAGGGCTAGATTGCCACGAGGTGCTTTTGAGGCTGTTGCATCTTCAAGATTGAAATTAGTACTATCATAATAAACTTGCTGTGCTCCAATAGAGGAAAGGGCAAAAGGGACTGTCCCCCTACCCATGACTGAAACAGTAAATCCCCCAGTAGTTGCATTGTCTATAACAAAAGTATTACCTACTGCACTTGCGGGAAAATAAAGTGTAGTATTTCCCGTTAATGCTCCAGTGAGTTTCAGTAGGTGTTGCTTAACCTGAGTATCACTCAAAAATACGGAGCCCGACATCCCCGCAAGGTTTATCTCAATGGAACCACTCTGCTGAATATCATCCAAATAATTAAATGGATTTGACATTAATAGTCTCCACCGTATCCCGTTAGTGCTAAAGGAGCGGCTACGGTAGTTCCAATTGTGCAGTTCGCCTTATATCCCGCTGGTAAATTCAGGTTAAGGGGAACTACCATATCTATCTGGGCGGCTACTTCAGTCAATGTAGCGGCTGGAACAGAATACTCCATAAATAGTGTGTTATTTGCTGGGGTAGCATTGGTTAGCCCATTGTTGATAAATATACGAAGCACTGTTGCCACCGAGGTTCCAGTGTGTCTTATTTTGATGCTATCAATTCTTGAACCATTAACCCCTGCTGTGTAAACCGTTACAACAGTACCGGTACCATCTTTGGCAGTATTAGCAGTAGTTATAGTTTGCCCAGTTGTTACAACTGGTGTTAGTGCGAAAATAGGTGTAGTATTAGCTGGCATTAGAATCCTCCGAAGTTTTTATAAAAATAAATATTTTTTGAGCTTTGTAAATTTGTATAATCAGCATTTTGTGCGGTTGTCAAATGGTAGTACTCATTTACCGCTCCACCTTGTAAACCCGATAAAGCATTGTGGTCTGCCGGTGAAGATGTTACAATCATTGTAGTGAAAGCACTTGAAATATCCACAAAACTCAAGCCATTTCTCTGGATGATAACACGACCAACCAGCATACCGTGACTTGTAATTTCCGCTGGTAGTGTAGCTGGTAATGTAGAAGCTTGTGCTGCATTAAGTGTGGCATATACTGCCTGTCCGTAAACTACCACTATATGGTTATCAGTTGACGCATAGACCCAATGAACACCATACTGCCCCACAGGGACATTAGCAAGCGTACCAGTGCCGTCATCATAGTGCTGATTCTCTATTTGGGTTTGTCCCGATACGTCTGTCCACCCACCTGTTCCATTGCGGTATGTGTAGAAGAATGTCCCACCAGTACTACTATCAAAAGCATTAGTAAGGATTGCATTATTCCCATACCAGAATTTACCCGCTGTTAAAGCAATATTCCTTGTTCCTGTAGCGGAAATCATTGCCCCAGAAGCGTGCATCCTTCCAAAAGTTTCTTCAAGAGCTTGTGATATTAGATGGGAACGACCTGAAACTAAATCCCTGAAGGAGTTGTTTATATGTATAGTAGTTCCGTCCCTATAAACAGCCCCGATTAATAGATTGGTATTTAGGTCGGTAGGAGCAGTGGTTGATGATGTTACAATTGGAGTACCAGCATTATAAGAAATGTAAACATAGTTTATGACATTACCGCCAGCGCTATCTGTCATTAGAATACCAGAAGTTAAACCAATATCAATTGGGTAGACTGGGGAAGTATCATCATTCAGGGCGCGAATATATGCACTCCCCGCCGATATATCTATCTTGCCAGCGCCAGCAGGAGCATTTTCTGTTATGGTGAAGCCAGTTATCAAACCACCATCACCATTAATTGACATATAATCTTGTAGGGCTTTATAAGTAGGTCTAGGTTGACTTGCTAAAACAGGAAGCAGTATTCCTGTACTGATAGTTCCAATGATGTCAATTGTTGTACCATCACCATAAAGTAATACATGTCCAATTGGAATCAGTAGGGGGGCTCCTGCTGCATATTTTACACTTAGCCCGAAACCAGCACCTGTGGTTAGATTATCAATTGCAAATAATTGTGGAATAGTAGGGATAATCAAATTTCTATTTCCCGTTAAAGCACCCGAAACTACAAATTCAAAATTATGAAATTGTCCCGTAGTCAGCGTCACATCGGCAGTGGTAACAGTTACTGCTAATTTTGTGCGCGGTTGTTTTTCGTTAATAACATCGGACATTGCTGGCTTTGTATAACCAGCATAAACAGTACTAGCTATAGTATTAGCAAAATCTTCACCGCTAAAAAGGAAAACACGCAAGTCGGTGTAATTTGTGGTAAAAACTGTTCCACTCCATCCAATAGAATGAATGGTTGTTACCAATGCAGAGGTACTGATACTTGGAATACCAGAAGCCTGTACATAAATATAATATGTTCCTGCTGCTTGTCCTGCGAAATTCAAAACAGTAGAGCTGGCTGTTGTAACAAATGAATTTGTATTCATCGCATAACCAGACCCAATAGTTATGGTTGTTCCACCTATAGTACCCCCCGTTGTTACAGAGTAACTATTTCTTCCAATAACGCCATTCCTATCGAATATTCGAAGTGGAAGAGTGGCATTAGCTCCTTGTTGAGCAGAGATAATGTCGGCTATTCGGTCGAACTCGGTTTTTATATTAAGGAAATTGGTGTCAATTTCGCTAATATAGGTTGTTCCCGTTTTGGTTATTGATGTTGTTAATACAATTGGTGAAGGCATAACTTAATTATAGATTAGAAACAGCATTTAAATGTAAACCCTATTTCCGAATTTATCATAAATATAGTGAGCCCCCCAAACATCTGAGCCGTATTGGAATTGGTTGGCACCGCCCTGCGCATCCCAATTGGCTGGTACCGAAGTGAAACCCAGATTACCAGAGGAAATATAACTCCCCTTTCTGTAAACCTTGATAGTTCCATTCGCTACCACTGTATTGATAATGCCAGTTACCTCCCATCGCCCACTTGCTACCTTCTCTACAATAACCGTTTCGTCCTTTCTGGCGTGCCATCTCATACTACTAAAATCGCGCAACGGAACATCTACAAGTATTTCATTGTTTGAGACTCCATTTATCTTAACATCTACCCCATAGTAATACAAAGATTGTGTATTGGTTGTTTGGCGGACTCCATTGGAATCAATGTATGTAGTCTGCGAAGATGCCGCCGGATAAACCCTTTTGACATCACCTAGAATTTGCCCTATTTTTCGATTAGGGTTGACCTGAGTAGTTACTCCAACTGTAATGCTATTCATGTAATCTTTTCAAAATATTCACAATTCGGTCTAATTTCCCGACAAGGGATTCAACCCTGTCAAAATTCAATCTGTCATCCACGATAAGATTTTTACCCCCAAAACTCTTGCTACGCTCCGCCATGGGATAATGGTCAGAAACCCTTATTTTGTCTCCCGTCATTGGATTGGAATAATATTCACTGAAAATTCTGTAGGTAGGGTTCTCTTGCCCACCTTCTTTTCCATACCCCTTACTTTCCAGATAATCAATAATTGCTTTGCGTTTATATCCTGCTTGAAATATTTTATCGGGAGACTGAGTCTTAACTTCAGATGGGGGATTTTTTGTTTCCATCATATATTCACTGCGTCTCTCCCTTAAGTAAAGACTGCGTAAATGTGCGAATTTAGCTTCATCTGTTTTTAGTTCCAAATGATTATCTAAAGCATGTGGGTATCTCCCTCTTAACACATCATAAATATCCTTATTATGCGTGAGAGACATGTAGCGAATATCATCAGGCGTTGCTACCTGTAGTTTTTTCTCACTTGCCTCCTTTGCCCCTGCCACATGTGGATTTGTGGGGTTATCATGGTACCATCCTCTTCCTTTATTCATATTGTAATTATAATACTAAAACAAAAATTAAATCTTAATTTACCATAAAACAGTTAAGGGACATATTAGAAGAGACACCCCTTTCGAAATTATATTGGACGCTATTAACGACATATCGTCTTCCATCAACCAGTGTTATCATATCACATGGCTCTATCGCCAAATCATAAAGCATGGTGAGATTTCTAGGTTTTGCCTTAACTAGTTCCCTAAAATACTCCCTTTCTGCTATCATATCTGCTTCTACTTGTGAATTTATCATCTGGTTATCTATTTGAAGAACCTTTTCTCTCCATAAAGGAATCCCATCCTCAATAACCTCACTCCTTATTTCAGTATGGCAAAGCTCAAACAAATCACCAACTACAGTATAGGAAGGATTATATTGTTGAGAAAAGATGGTATTTACCGCAGCGTTGAATGCCGTTGCTAAAGGGGCTTCTCCAAGCCATGACCCCCCTCCTGTCACCACCGTCGAACCGCCTATAATTGCTATACCTGCTTGATAAATAGCATAAGCCGCAATTAGCTTCCCTATATTTTCATTAGCGTGGTCATTTTGGACGTATAATGTAGCCCCGAATTCTGTTGCGTTATTTAATGTGGCATGTATCCATGTATCCCCTCCTCCGCTTACTGAAATATTTTTTGCCCTCTTTGTCCCATCAGGAGACCATTTTAGTGGTAGAGAATATTGTCCCTGAAATGCCGAGAAATGAACATCAGCAGTAGCGAGCACCACTTTAGGATGAATCACCTCCGTCAATAGGCTATCCAACCCCGTTACAATTATTCTATTAGAAGGATTATATGAAGAACCGGGTATGGAAACCGTTATCCACTGACTATCATCAGTGTATTCCCTATTAGAAGCCCTATTCACAATATTGAGGTCATATTCCCTTAAAATCCCATTACCCCGAAATTTAGGTATTTTATTTACAACTTCCAGACATTTTGAAAGAACAATTGTTGGGCTCTCGTCAATAAACTGCACTGGCATTCCCAATACTTTTCCATTATCAAGAAATTCATATTCCCCTGTAGTCATCCCTAGATAAGTCCTTGCAAAATCATTCAAAACATCAACCATTCTGCTATTAGCTACATATTGTTTTGTGGAAAATTTAGCATTATTTAATACGAAAAGCCTATCCTGAAGATTTATTGCTACTTGGGGGATAGCTTCCCTAGTTTCGGTATAACTAGGTTGTCCTGAAATATAACCAACAAATTTTCTCACCCACGACGTAGCCTTTATATCACTAATATCTATTGTCACCACTTGATAGTTTTGAAGATATTTTGAATTAGCCCCAAAATCAGGATGTAAAGAATAGGTATCATCTGTCAAGACGACAGAAGCCGAACTGGAAACTAGCCCCATATTATCAGAGATATTAACCCTTTTCACCATGCTCGTCACATCATATGGGGTTTGCAACGAAGTTCCCATAACTATTTCAGTTATGGTATCCGTTCTCGTTCTACTCAATAAAATAGTTCCCGTCGCTGAAGCCAGCGGCGCGGGAATAATATATGTAAATGAGGTAGAATTAGGAACTCCGTTAATTAAAAGATGCCCATTATATCCCGAAGGAGTTGCACCGCTAATATCAACATAATCACCACGCAGAAAACCATGTGCAGTAGTTGTTGTTACGGTTGCTATAGCACTTAGGGTAGCGGTTGTGATGGTCGCTGGAGTTGTGAGCCCTCCCACAACAGTATAGGTGAACTGAGTTGTGCTAGGTACCGATGTTATTTGCACATGCCCATTGTATCCTGAAGGGGTAACACCAGAAATATCAACATAATCACCAGTAGAAAAACCATGTGCCGCAACTGTGGTTAGAGTTGCAACAGTCGAGGTACTTACAAGGCTACTAATAGTATTTGTCGTGCTAACAATACCAGATACAGTCCTGCTAACAGTGTAATCATTGATGGCATCCCACATCCAAACCCTTAATGTGGGATTGCGCTCATTTGAGAGCATAATTGCCTCTAAATCAGATGGAAGTGTAATCATTAATTTACTATCTTTAATTTCATTGTTAATGTAGCATCCTTTATAACCGTTCCTGCTGGATATGTATTAATATTCAGCTCTTTACTACCCGTGCTCAAGTCAATTATTTTCACGTTATATACCGTAGCATTCTTATCGCGTGGCTCCCACTGAATATATTCCCCTGCCACGGTTGGGGGATTTAGGTAATAATTATAAAGAGCCCTAAATAATTCAACAGTCGGATTCTGCCAAGTTTCGGTAATAATAATATCTGCTTTCACTTTGTTCCAAGAAAAAGTTGGATGTCCTCCATAAGTCTTTTCATGAGCATAATCTATCTGATATAATATGTCATTATCCAGATTAGTTGTTTTGTGGGGATTGGAGCTATATATATATGGGACTAGCATATTGTGGGGATATGACAATCTCCTGTATGCACCCACTGTTCCTACGGTATTTATTGGGTAAAGCCCGAAAGTAGACGTGAAACTAATAGGAGTAGGTGCTATACCCGAAGGTGCCTCTAATATCGAAATTCCAATGTCATACACCGTCGTTGTTGAAACATCAGGCGTTAATACCCCCGCTATCGTATAAGTAAAACTGGTTTCCGAAACTATAGAAGCTACTCTATAGTAACCATTATATCCTGTCGGATTTGCATTACTCACGACAATGGTACTACCTACCGCTAACTCGTGGTGAGCTGAAGTTACGGCAGTGGCTGTAGTTCCGACCGAAGTTAAAGAGGTTATTCTCATTGTGTATGTGTTATAGTTATGGTATCAGGATTAACGGTAGTGGTACTACACAAATAAGTAAAATAAGCATAACCGTTTACATCTGTTATTAAACTCAATGTGGTATTTGTTTGTAATGCAATATTTAAATTAGCTCCCAACTTAGAGAGTTCGCTTAAGGGGGAAATTGTTAGCAATCCATTAGGAGTTCCCCCCCCCGAAGCGGTTAGAACTACAGTCAGAGGCTTAAATGGCACCCCTACCCCACTAGTATCAGCTAATTGAACCGTTGCATTTGCCCCCCCACCCTGTAGTCGGGGTCTGTCCCATGCTAGATTTATGCTTGTTGCAACAGGGGTCGCGGGAACGAAATCATATACATCCCCATTTAAGGTGCTGCCGAATTGCCTATACACATTTCTATCTGTATCCCATGCAAACCATCTAACTGTGGTATTCTGATTCGCTGTAGATAGTGATTGTTGCGAAAGCTTTCCATAATATATGGGTCGATTAGTTGCTGAACCATCAAAAATAGCATAACTATCAAAATCCTTAACATTCAAAGTCCAACCCGACTGATTAAGAGTTGCGTTCATGTCGTGGGATGGAAGAAAACTATAGGTCGATAATATAGCACCCGTCAAACCGTTTAACTTCACCAAAACGCTAGAATTATTATGCACATAAATCTCATTAGTCGCTTCATTTACGAAAAAATTACCACCCGTATTATAACTGGAAGAAGTTATGGAGTATATGGCACTGCCAGTAGGATAGAGAGAATAATCCCTTCTAAAAATCGACCAAACACCTCCAGATTGGGTTGCTAAGTACATTTGTTCAGCTCCGGTGGCTAGTTTGCCATATCCCAGATTACTGAGACCCGTTGGCATACCAGTTACTGAGGCAATTGTTCCACCGAGCGACATTAAATAGGCAGTAGTACCAGCAAACCATGTAAAGCTCTTCCTGTTTGGAATATACAAGAGGCTAACAAATAAAGGATTTGTTATGACCCCTGTATTGATTGGTGGATTTTGAACTAATTGTAACATTATCTATTCCCGTAAGCTTTAATATCATAACTTAATCTTGAAGTATTTTCGCGTATTTCACGTAGAATACTATTTGTCTCATGGAGCGCATCTTTCAAGGAAGCGCCTATTTGAGCTATAGGCACCTGAATATCACCCGCAACAATACCCCTCACTTGTTGAGTTGAGGTTATTGCACTTGGAACATTTGCAAACCCAGTCTGTTGCCCTGTGGCAGGTGAAAGAATCGCATTTGCTAAACCCGACCCAATAAAATTCAAAGTATCTTGACTTATTCCCAATGTTTTGCTAAGATTAAAATCCTTCCCGAAAATCGCATCACCGATACCGCCTAATGTATTATCCCCCAATCCCTTAATCATTTTGGCAACATCATTGGAACTTTTTGCCATTCCCTCCGAGAAGCTTTGACTAGTAATTGCTCTCAGTGAATCGCCAAATGACTTAAAGAATTGCCCTCCCCTTAAGGAGTCAATCATCCCTTTCTGTATGCCTTCTGTGACAGTAGCGGACATTTTATTTTGTGCTATATCGTTCCAAGCTTTTTCCGCCTCTTCCATTGTCATGCCTTCCTGAACCCGTTGTCCAATAAAGCCCCATTTAGAAGCTTCTTTTTGGCGTATCATCATGTCGGTTTGTGTCATTCCAGCCATAGCAACTTTCTCTTCCAGTGCTAGTCTCGCTTCGGTAGTCGCGAAACTTTCTTTATCAAGCAATAACTGCTGTTGTTTGTCCCTTAATATCTTAGCATTTTCAATAGCCTCGTTACGTTTTTGTTCATTGACAATATCTCCAGCCTTAATAATATCCGCCATGTAGTCTTTATCAATTTTTCGCATAACTGTCGTTATAGCATCTTCTTTTTCAAGACCAGCTAATTTATCTTTTGATAACTGAAGCAACTTATCATCAACAGAGGTGTACTTATCATCTATCATTTTTTTCTTGAGCTCGTATTCGGCGTCAATCAAATCCATCGCCTTGGTAGCTTCGGCGGTATTCATCTGCCCTTTTGCCACCATCTCGGTCATCTTGTTTAGTTTATCAGCTCGTTCATTTCCCAGAGAAACTATTTCCTTTTGATATTTTTCCTCTATGCCCAAAAGGTCATTTTTTTCCTTTAGTTTCATTAGTTCTTTTTCAAGGCTAGTAAGATAATTCTCTTTTAGTTTTGCTAATTGTTGAGCATGTTTTGCGGCTTTGGCATTAGCGGTATCGGGGGTTTCGGCACCGCCTCCAGTTTGCTTATTTTTCAGTGCCTTAAGTGAGGCTAGTTTTGTTCTTGTTTTGAAATCAGCTATCTCGCCCTCTGTTCCCAGAAAATCAGCCATAACATTCCCAGCCTTCTTTTGGGCTTCCTCAAACTTAGCCAAATCCTCTCCCTTATCCCATTTCATCTTAATGTCAATCATGGATTTCTTGCCGGATATGACATCAAGAACATCCCCAATGCGAGTTCCCATAAAGGTTATTCCCGCTGTAGCTTCGCTGAACATAGCTTTCAATAAATTAAGAGTATTTTTTATCCTAATTCCCCATGCCCCAATCGTTATTATGACATAATTAACAACTTTCCCAACAGTCTGCCCCCATTCCTTAATACCTTCACCGTTTCCCATGAAAGTTTTCATGAGTTCATCCAGTACAGGAATAACGGTTGCGCCTATTTGCGTAGAGAATCCCTGCATTCTTTGTTGTAAATTGCTCATCAGGATATTATGTTGCTCAATAGCTTCCAACTGCCCCTTGGTTAATTGCAATCCAAATCTTTCTGCCGAAGCCGTGGCACTATCCCAAGCATTTTTATTCATGGTTAGAACCTTACCCAGTGTAACACCACTACGTCCAAATAACTGTGTTAAAAGCCTTGTTCTCTCTAGTCCGGGCTCCATTTTTGAGAGCGCTTCCCTTGCTTCAGTAAAAACAGCATACGAGGATTTAATATGACCGTTGGCATCCTTAACTTCTACACCCAATTTTTTGAATGCCGCCGCTTGTTTTCCTGCACCAGTACCAGCTTGACTTACTGCATTGGAAAATGTTCTAAATGCAGGGGTTATCTGCCCTATATCCTTACCCTGAGTTCGGAAGGCATTTGCCAAATCCTGAGTTTGCTTTTCTGTGAATCCCGTCATTAACTGAACATTCTCAAGTTGATTCTGATACTTTTCCGCCTCCTCAACACCCTTCGCCGCCGCTGCCGTTACCGTTGTCAGAGCACCCGCTAATCCCATCAAAACCGGCCCTCCAACCCTCGATACTGCCATAAGTTTTTCCGCCATCGGAATTTTGCCACTAATTTTAGCTCCCTCTTCAGCTAATTGCGGTACCGTAGTTTTCATTATCTTACGGCGTTCAGTAAGTATTTTGTTTTGAGCATGGTGCTCGGCAGAGATAGCCATGAGCTTCTCTTTGATATTTTGAAGCTCTCGTTCCTCTTTCTTTAATTCATCAACATTGACAATAAGTTGACTTCCGATAGATTTTACTTTCGATTGTTGTTGGGCATAAAGAGAATATGTTCCCTTGACTTCAGCACGAAGGTTTTTAACGATAACGTCCTGTTGGACTACTTCATGGTTGATTTTCCCAATAGTTTCCTGTATTTCGGCATATTTATTTTTCAACCCCTGTGCACTCAGGACTTGTTTATTGGTAGCTTCTCCAACCAATGCTTTTGATTTTTCTGCTAACTGGGTAATAACGTCAAAAACCTCCCCCCTCCCTAGACTTTTGACAAAAGATTTTCCTTCGCCAGTAAGAGCCCTCATGGTTTTAAGTAGCCCTTCTGCCTGAACATGTTTGTCCATCTTGCCTTCATCTTGTAGCACTTTCATGATTTGTGCTACACTGGCAATAAACTGCTCTGAGTCTAGTGAGGCTTTGACATTTAAGCCAACTTCTATGTTATTGTCCATCCTTTAGTAAATCTTCAATTAATTTATTTTTCTTTTCGTCTTTTTTAGCTTTATATTTAGCATGTACTTCATCAGCACTATCTTCAATCCCATTAGCCTGTCTCTCAACCCTCGCTAAACCATCTCCCACTGCCTGTAGCCAATCCAGAGGCTGATTAATTACATAATCAAGTGTCCAGCCCGTGATTTTACAGATACTTAAGAGTCCTGTGAGACTATCCCCGTCAGCTCCTTCTCCCTCAGTGACTGTATCAGGTTCTCCATCTCGTCGTAAGCCTCCTCCGTCATTCCCAGAGCCTTGATGTAGTATTTTTTTTTATTGTCACCCATATTTAATGATTCCCTGCTCCTTGCAAGAATATCCATTGCGGTATCCCAATCCATCTTCTCGTACCATGATAGAATAGGGTCATTAAATATAATGCAAAATAATTGCCTCTGGTCTTCTTCCGACCATTCAACTATGTCCAGCGCTGAAGCATATTTCCCGCCAAGCCTGTTCCATCGCATAATTTGTTGAAATGTTAAGCTTGGTTTTAGTATTGGGGTAGCTATTACATTGCCTTCTTCGTCCTTTATTTCATAGGCGATTGGCTCTTTTGGTATAATTTTTTCTATTTCTGACATATAAATTCTCCTATTAGTATATTAACATAAAAACAGGAGTTAAATAATAAAAAAGCATCCAGTGAAGGATGCTTACCAAATAAATAAAGTTGCTATGATACCACCGATAATTGTCCATGTGGTATCCCATCCATCAAAAATATGCCGCTTGGGATAGTGATAGTCATATAGTTCCTTCCCTAATCCGAGTAAAACAGCAGAAAGAAGCCCTATCTGTGGAGCTATCAGAAGCCCCACCAAAAGAGCGATTAAAAAACCAAATACAAAATGCCAGATTTTATCATATTGGAAGATTTTCATTATTTTTCTGACCTAAGTTTTGTTGCCCAGTGCTGCATAACATGACCATGAGCCTCCTTGAATTTGGGAGTTGTTATTCTGCCCTCATCGGCATTCTGAATAGTCTCCCTGATTGTATCAAGTTTTTTAGCGGCTTCCTCTGGGCTATTAGCTTCTTTTATTGCTTTTGAAGCATGTTCGTAGGCATTCATCATCCCATTATGTACTTCCTGCGCTTCTTTATAGCTTTGTTGCAAGGAATGAGGCACGTTCTCCTCTCCATGAGCGGCTATCATGCTTGAATTAAGTGCAGACATTGATGCTGAATGTCTTTGAGAATGTCTCTTTGTTTCCTTGGTTAATTCTTCTTTTCTTATACCCCAGTGCATACCCTTCTTGCCATATTTAGCTATGACACTATTGGCGTGTTCCAGCCTCTTCATTAAATTGCTCATTTCAAGCCCCCGTCTATTAATAACAATGCTGTGTTACCATCAGCTATTTTACACCTATCAACCAATTCTCTTGCATAAGCCATTTCTTCGACCTGTTCACTAATATACCATTCCAATAGTACCATTGTAGCATAATCTCCTACTGTTTTGGCATTATCGTATAGGAAATAAATGTTAGAGGTGATTTTGTTTTCATGGTCGTAAGAAGCCTGAACGGTATCCACTATAGTCTCGATTGTGACATCAAGCGGTGGAACATCAAAAGTCACCACTACATTTCTATCATTTAGATATTTATAAAATTTATCCGCATGGACTTTTTCTTCACCAGCCTTATCTTCATAATATTTTGCGAATCCAATAAAGCCTTTGTTCCTAGCCCAAGAAGCCATATACAAATAAATAAATGCACTTTGTAGTTCCAGATTCATTTGAACATTCAAGTTCTCGAATAACGAGCTCGAATCCACTAGGGCGTTTTCTGCTTTCTTCATTATATCATTCCTTATAAAATTTGTAAAGCCCCAATTAAGGGGCTATTAATTAGACAACAGCGAATGAACTTGTATAAGTTCCCGACATAGCATTACCAGACAAATCAACAACATCCCTTGTTACCACTATCCTATAAGTGCTTGTAGCTGTCAACGGAGAGGTTACAGGAGTTAATGTTAATACTCTTGTAGAGCTATTCCAACTTATTGTAATAGGTACTTCAAGACCACTTGTTGTATTCACTAGGAATACGTGGTTGCTATTAGCAGTACCAGACAGGAGCTGTCTTGAGAATACAAGTGAAGGAATAACTGTTCCTGCAAGACCGGTTGTTGTTACTGGCTGATAAGACAGTGTACCCGAAGCCGCTGGAATCGAAGTTATTACGGTATAAGTAAATGTAGTTGTGCTTGGTACCGAAGCTATTGTAGCCATCGCATTAACTGCACCAGAAAGCTGAACTACATCACCTACTGCATGACCATGGGCAGTTGAAGTAGTAGCTACTCCTCCTGTCAAGCTTGCAACCACCACGCTTGGAACTATCACTGTATATGATACTGAGTTTAGTGCCGAAGCGGTAACGATTGCTACACCATTGTAAAGAGAAGGTGTTGCACCAGCTACTTTAATATAAGTACCTACTACGAGAGCGGCACCTGCATAAGTCGCTGTAGCTGTAGTTCCAGTAGCACTAAGTGCTGATACAGGAACCGAAGTACCATAAACACCAGTGTCTAGTACTGGTACTGGCATAGCGCCACTAGTAGCTGCTACTCTTTCCGTTCTCTGAACAAGCTCACTACCAAGTGTCTGAGTTGTATCATAAAGAGCCTCTATTTTGAGATGCAAAGTAGGTTGCTGGTCACGACCAAGTGAACGGCTGATAGTATCTGTTGTTATAAGACATTTTGGTATCCAAATCACATGTATATTACCAGAAGGTGCCATAGTGTACAGATAACATGTTCTGTAATATGAAGCAAAATTATTTACACCTATCATTAGTGACTGTGTAGGTGAAGCACCTGTTACGTTCACAGGGTCAAGACCCATCGCAAGTCCTATTGATGTGAAATCATTTTCAAGTAGTTCCGCCTCTATGGTAAATGCTTGAGAAGCCTTATCTTTAGCAATAAGACCGCTGTTATATGAACCATGAGCTTCTACATATTTGAATGATGTATTTTCTTTTATTGAGCCTAGTTTCAATTCGCCTACATCTACACATGTACTTTCGGCGGCACCATAAGCACCAATCCTAATATACGTAGGGGTATTGAATACGTTAAACGCTCCTCTTAATCCCGGCATTTTTATCTCTCCTTAATTTTAACTTTTTTTGCTAGACCCTTTCTAATCATAGCAATAATGCTTTTTGCCATCTCTATATCGCTATCAGACATTGCCATATCCTCACCGCCTTCAGTATCTATGGAATCACTGCCTTCGTAATCACCACCCTCTTCGACACCTACATCCACATCGCCAGCACCTTCCTCATCTTCTTTTTCGATTTTCTTCGGGTCTTTGAATATATCTTGTCCAACAACGTCATCACGTTTCTCGGTACCGCATTTTTCGCATTTACCAAAAACATCATTCTCATTATCACCGACTTTTTCTGAAACAATTTTTACTTCACCATTCGGGTCATTATCCTTGTTTTCGAAAGAATCAAGATGAGAAGCCTGAAGAATAAAAGACTGAGCTTGCTCCAGAAGCTCCCTAATGGCTATTGATTCACCTTCTGACAGTTCTTCCTTTTTCTGATTAGCTATGAGTTGTGCTATATCCCTTAATAGGTCAGTGAACATATACATTTCATATATTTCCATCCTTTGCTCAACTTCTGCTTCGTTAAATCCCTGTGGGAGATAATCAGCTTTTGCTAGTTCTGGTTTTCCACCGATAACACTCTCCCATGCCTGAACAATCTTTGCCTTAATAGATTCAACATCACCAGCATTGTATTCTGCCGCATTTTTAGGCATATGGATATATGACCATGCTGCCCTGATATGTCCTTCGGTATCTATGGGATATTTTTTGTTACGGTCATCGGCAAATGTAACATCCCCGTATTTTTTTTGACCTTCTTTAGGATTAACGTCCTTGCGTTGTTTAATCCATTTTTTAATTTGTTCTATGTTGTTCATTTTTTTTCCGTTTTAAAACATTATGGCTCTCATGCTGTCCGCAAGGTGCCCAGTATTAATTAAACCAGTATTCCCACTTAGCATACCCCTACTACTATACAAAAGTTCAACAGCATTTTTTCGAGCCCTACTAACAACAATATCTCCAACCCTTTTCATCTCTATATCCGTAATCTGTGCGGCTTGTTCGGGAGTTCCCGTAACTGCCATTGCCACAGTATTTGCTAAAATTTTCTTAACCTCTTCGACACTATCTTGTACCGCAGGGTTCATAGTTGGTCTGGCAGGGATTTGGACACTTCTTTTCGTTACCCATCGTCCCCTATATTGGAACTTCAAATATGGTTGGTTTTTAGCCTCAATTAATGCCCCGTATTCATGGACTTTCATATACTTAAAATCAGAGGTTAAAATAACCTTTCTACCGTTTATCTCACCTACCAACATATTGGTAGTCTTGAGTAATCTTCCGATAGTATTTTCTAAGTCAGTATAATCTATTTTAACCATTTAACAATCCATAATCATTAGGTATGTAGGGTCTTTGGAAAATTTCAAGTATTTCTGTAATACGTACAGGAATCCTTTCTATCCTAGCAGAAGCTGTTTGTCCGCCACCCGTATTAACACTTTGTTGTCCTATCCTAGCTCTATACTTGTATGATTCAGCTATTAATTCATTTGTAGCCTGAATAATTGCATCGGGAATTGGACTGTAACCAACTTGATATGTTATTTCAATATTCCTTTTTCCTTCCGTAAAATAACTACTTGTGAGTTCTATTTTATAGCTATCAAAATAATATAAAGAAGGGTCTATCAATGCTCCGCTAATTTTGAGTGAGGCAACTGAAATAATGGGAGCTCTTTTTACATAAAGAGTATCTTTACCACTCCCATGATATTTCTCTGTCACATTTACAGCTACTATGTCTTCCTGAACGTAATGGTCTATCCAATCACTACTTTCATTAATAAGTTGTGTGAGGAGGGCATCACCACTAGTTTCAGCGGTAGCTATCCCCAACCACAGCTTAACGGAAGACAAGGTGGTTAGCTGTACTGACATTTAATTATGCTCCTTTCTTTTTCTTTGCTACTGGAGCCTCAGCGGTAGCCTCTTCCTCAGCAGGTGCTTCAGCGGGAGCCTCGGTAGGTATTTCCGCAGGAGCTTCAGCAACAACCTCAACAGGTGTTTCAACCTCAGCAGGTATCTCAACAGGAGCTTCGACTGCCACTTCAACAGGGGCTTCTACTTTTTCAATAGCTTTATCATATTCATCCAAAACAATAGCGGCAGGGTCTACCCTCATGAAAACAGCGAGTGCTTCTTCTGGCATTTCTATAATACCATGGCGATTCTCAAAGTTTCTTCCGTACTGGTCTACATGACTTGTTATATTTGTTTTTACTTTTACCATTTTAACCTCTAAAAAGAAGCGGGGTTTCCCCCGCTATTATCAACTATGCTCCGGGAGCTATGTTATAAATAACCATCATGCTAGGTGTGAAGTAGCAAGCTGGTGTAGCCTCTAACCTTATACCGAACTGGAAGGTAGGATTAACACGAGCATAATCTATCTCGTAGTACTCACGCCTTACTACCACTTCAATAGGATTAGCTAGGTCGGCAAGCTGGTAAGGAAGCCTTGTGCTGTAACCCAGAACTGTACCTTGTGGGATGTCAGGATGAACCTTGATGTCAATCTGCTGACCTGTCACAGGGTGAAGGACACCGATTACATAAGGAGAACCAACGATACCAGCAGGATTAGCTTCAGTATTCTGACGAATAAGTGGGGCACCATTGTTTTTGATTATCAGGTTCCTGATTGTCTGAAGGTCAACTATGTTTACATAGATGCGGTCAACAGAGAGCTGATAGTTCTGATACATGGTAGCAAGAGCTGTATCTATTTCAGTGATACCGCCAGCACCGTTTGTTGTTAGTTTAGCTGCACCGTTGTTGCTAACATAAGAGTTAGAACCAGAAGCAAGAGCCTGATACAGAAGACCATCGTAACCATAAGCATTCTTGGAGTTATCAACAGTGAAGTTAGTAGCCGCCGCTTGTGTACCCGTAACTGGGTTAGCGAAAGTAGCTGTATTGTTTGAAGTAATACCATGTAGTACCTCGGAACCAGATGCACCAATGAACCAAGCATAACCAGCAGCACCCTGTATAGCAGTTGTAGTAACTGTTACGCCGTGTATAGCGTCACCCGGAGTTACGGTACCAGCAGCAGATTTGATTGAAGAACCACCACCGTAGGTAAATGTATCACCCGGTTGACCACCTGTTAGAGCCTGTGGAACTACGTTAGCAGTTGTAGCAGGATAAACGTGACCATTTGTTGCACGAGCATTTGTCATACCTTGTGCTGTCAGAGCGACAACTATGCAAGACAGTGCTGATGCAGGGAATGTACCCGCCGTAGCCGCTGATGCAATAGTAGGAGTTACAGGAGTTCCGAGCGCTATTGTTGTAGCGTTACCAAAAACCACGTTCCTTTCCTCAATTTTCTTGAGCTGACCTATTGTAGCCAGTTTTGTTTTAGCAAGAACATCGTCAAAACCTGCGCCAGCGCTAACAGCTTCGAATGTTACGCTGTTGTCTACAGACAGTGTAGCGTAAGTGAAGGTTTTGCTATCTGACTGGAATTGAAGGTCTGCGTTACGTTTACCCTCTGGAACACCACCTTGGTTAAAAGATGTGTCGTAGCTGGTTATCCTACGGATGGTTGTAGCAACACCCACCTGAGACCCGCCTGTACCAGCCATACGTCTTGGTAATTCGTTTATAACTGGGGTAACAACAGGAACAACGAGTTTAGCGCCTTCCTGAATGTCAACACCGTAAAGACCAGCACTAGTACCAACCGATTTCTGGATGTCTGTTGAAGACTTAAACGCATTAATCGTGTCCTGTGTTACGTCTGATTGTAAAGTATAAATACTATTTGTCATTTTTTCCTCTAATTAATTTAAGCCTTTTGCAATTACATCCCTGAGCCTGAAACATTTCTCCCCAAGTTCCTGTTTGAGCATTGGATTTTGCTCCTTGTCAAACATCATCTTGGTGATTTCATATTCCTGCTCTACAGGAGATTTCTGCAATTCAACCATGCCACCATCCTTATCGAATGCCCTTGGAGCTGATTTAGCAACAGGGGAAGCAACGTTACTTTCGATTGCCTGTAGTCTTTTATTCATTTTCTCATCCAAATCCTTAACGAATTTAGCAAGGTCTATCGTAGCTTCAGCAACCTTGTTCACACTTTCCTGAACCTCTTCAGCCTTGGATACCGCCATTGCTGTCTTAGGTTTGATTACTGTACTTCCAGCAGAAGCCGCGTCCTGAGCAGCATTACTAACGCTTCTTTCTTTCCAAGCATTTATGCGCCCTTCACCAAAATACTTCTCCAGCTCTTCATCTGTCATATCCTCTTCGTCTTCAATTGGTTCAATATCCCTTGTTTCTTCGCCAGCTTTAAGATTTCTCTTAGCCCTGCCAGCGCCGAAAGATTTTGACATTTTGCCAGATTTGAGTTTGTATTCGTTGCCCTCAACACCCATCTCGCCTTTTCTCATAGACTTAATAACAACAAAATCCTCGTCGTCCATAACGCCCATATCATCCTCATCCATATCATGACCACCGCAATTAGCGCCCATGCCACATGCCTCATCGTGTATGATTTGGATTTTGTCAGCATAAGCTTTGGCAAGAGCATCACTCTTATGTACCAGTTCACCATCTAGTCCCAGTGATTCTGATAGCGCTAGAAGGTAATCTACCTTAGTAACATCTTCATCCTCTGGTAAGCTAATATGACCAGCGGCAGTAGCAGCACCAATTAACCCAAAAGCAGAGTTAATCAGGGGCTGTATATCACCTTTGGTTATATTTCCAGAGTCCATTCCTTCAGCAATAGCATCAAGGCTCTCAGCTACTACTGCAAAGCTTTCAGCTTTTAGAATATCATCCATATTTTCCTCACCTGTATATAATTTAAAAATTGGTAATAGTGTAGCTTCAGGATTAGCACCCCTATCAACTAACGATATTTCAGTTAGAAGTAGTTTTGTAATCGTGTTACCTACTTTCTCTAGTCTTTTACCGCCGATACTGTAGCCCGTAAACATGCCCATTTTGACCTTGTTTATAGCAGCGGGGTCAACGATAAAACTACCCACAAACAATCCCTTATCATCCATCAGCCATTTAATAGCTTTTCCAATTAAAGAAAACGGATTGTGCATTTCTTTAATTGAAGGAGTTTTGATGTAGTCAGGAAGGGCATCCTCAATAGCTTTTTTTGCTACTTTTTCACCCTGCCTATCTAGTGTCTCGGTACTTGCATATCCTTCGACATACACCCCCTTAACACCATCAACCTCCATTTCCTTCCATACCTTCCCACCGTCAAATTTTCGTAGTTCTACGTCAAACTTAAACATAGCGGTATCCGCAAATTTCATCATTTTCTCACACCTCGTTTGGAAGCTTCTCCCATAAATTCCTTCTCGTGTCCGGTCTTTCCACCTTGATGAACATGTGCCATACGAGCCCAGAATTGTCGTGACTTAGGTTTTTCCTTAGCCCACTTTCCAGTAGGATGTTTTTCCCTATGTAGAGCAGTAAGAGCAGCGACAGTAGCTCCTATTTGTTTTTGAGCCTCCTTGTGTGCTGTTCCCTTTTCTTCTCTTGACAATCTATCTAGGTTGATTAATCGCTTAAGATGCTCCCTAAGAGCTCTTTCACCCCTGCGCTTTAATGCCTCATGAACCTGTTGGCGTTTCATACCAGTCATCTTAGTATGACCACCACCCGGCGCACTTCCACCCCAATGTCCCGGAACTCCAGCATGACCGTAATTTCCAGAAGAAGCCGTCCCTATTTTGAAAAGATTTTTCACCTCGTTCTCCATATGACTTCGTATCATATTGTAATACAGAAACTACACTTAAATAATAAATATGTTATAATATTAAAGTTGAGGGAATGAATATTGTTTATTTTAGAAATGATTGATGGTCAAAATACCGTTACGGATATAGTTTTGAGTGATAGTTATGCTAATGCCAGTAAGGTTTTTACAGAAAGGGCAATAGAAAAATGGCAAAAAGGAGATAAGGCAACTGGACGCTTATTCCAAGTACGGGAGGGAAGGACGAAAGAAGTAGTTTTAGCTACTCCTTACCCTTTGTAGTTCCGAACTTCTCATCATAATAATCATTTTTGTTTTTATCAATACTAGACCATGCTCGGTCTAGTATTTCTTCGTCCTTATTATTAAGCTGTATGCTCTCATCATAATTTTTGTTTTCTTTGATTTTTAGATTTTTGTACATATTACCCCACGTAAAACTTTTTCTCTCTTAGATAATTCTTCAAAACTTGAAGTGATTTTGAACCCTCATTCAAATCAAACTTCCCCTCAAAATCGGAGCCGTTTTTCTTCCACCAGTCACGCCCTTCTTTTGATGACATGATTTCATGAATATCATTCTTTCCTTCAAAACCCTTGGCACCTTCCTTATATGTAGGAAGTTTTTCAACATTATTATAACCAAGCCTAGCCCACGTATAATAACCATTGGCATCAGCACCCCTTCCTGCCATTGTGACTATCCTATCTACACCCATTTTCTTAGCATTAAGTACCTGATTAGCAAATACCCTTGTTCCGAATCCTTCTGGAGCACTATTATCTTTATAGAAAGATTTATTCTCAAGAACAATTTTTCCATCTATCTTATACAATAACCTCTGTTGCACACCATCAAAATAAGGATGAGTAGCAACAAAACCTATTACCCCGCGAGAGCCCTCTAGTTTAATGGTAGTTCCTGAAGGAGCACCAATAAGACCAGCTATTTCCTCTTTATTTGGTTTCCTGCCAAATATCTCGTTCATAGCGTCTTCAACACCCTTCGCTTCTTCACTTGGTATTTGTAGCTTTATGTTGCGATTATCAAAGAGCTCATGACCTGCATTATCGGTGTACTGATTACCATGAAAAGGATGACCTTCGAAGTCACCCTTTGCTAGTTCCAAGTTAAGTATTATTCTATCTATCAAGACTAGCTATCACTCCATCTAAAACTTCCCACATTTCTTTTGATTTCCAAACTTTTTCAACCTGACCCTGTACTTCATCGGAAGGACTCTCTACCGTCTGTGGATTGGTTTTCTTTTTAGGACGAGGAGGATTACTCTTATCTGTCTCAGAACTACTTGAAGGAACCCCACCAGCTTCCTCAGTAGGAGGAGTTGCGGTTTCTGGAAGTGGGTCTAAACCCTCTTCTGCCCTGATTTCATCAATGGTGAATACACCTGCCTGTAGATACTGCATATTTTTTGAAACATAATTAGGGTCTTGAAGGTCTTTGCTAATCACCCAATCAAATTCAATATCATCATAACCAAAATCTTCCAGCACGATACCATCAATTAAATCCTTTATTAGTTGTTTGTCTGTTTCCAGCCCTGCACCCGTAGCCTCTAAGTGTATCTGTTCAGCTACTGCCCTATTTGTATTAACAAGCGCCGTAGGAGAAACATAGAAAACAGCACATAATTGTTTAATCAATGTCTCCATCTGATTTAGGTCAAAAGTAGCGGGAGAAATCTGCTGAAAGCTCTTAAAGAAGTCTGGTAGGGGGATGAGTTGTCCAATTCTCTGGAAATCACCTTTATTCGTCTTATTATAGGCTTCAAGGAATCTAGCTAACTGGACAGGGTTGGTTCCCTGATTGGTGAACAAGAATCCACCCGGTATATTACCGTTGGTATAAATATTTATAGCGTGCATTTCCTGACGAATAAGCAGGTTTATATTAAAGGAAGCAATCTCGACAGGTGATTTGCCATACATGGAATCGGGTTGCGGATTCGAAACTATGTAAATCATCTCATCTCTTGTATACTGAGACTGAACTTGCCCCTGTATTACTTGCTGGTAGGCTGGGTCTGGAGCTTCAGGAATGGTGAATAAGTCTGTTCCCAATATTTTAATAGTGGAGCCACTTACTACCCTTAGTCTATTCAGTTTATTTGCTATTGTTTTTTCTTTATAAAGATAGCTCGCATCATAGACCAGAATATCTTCCATAATACGAGATAACCAGTTATCCCATCTTGTATCTTTATCGGGTCTTTTGAAAAATGCCGTCAATTCCTCGATTCGTTTTTCATCATTTGAATTGGGATTTTTTTTGTCTTTAGTTCTGAATTGCCATTGAAGAGCCTTTATATTATATTTACGATTAGAAATAAGAAGAGAGGTGATTGGCTCGGTTGACAGAAACTTTAATTGCTGGAAACTTGAGAGGACTTCCTTGCCCGATTTTCTCTGAGTAATATTGAAGTTATACCCAGTTGTAAAATCAGCACCACGAGGCTGTATATTATCATAAGTAGGCTTGAGTGGAAGACCAACACGGGGTATCCCTCGTTGCTCAAACGCACTCATTTCCTCCAGTGATAATGGAACTATTCTTTCGTTAGACAATCTATCCTCCTATTTTTCTTATACATGCTTCAATCAATAAATATACCTTGCGATAGGCTTCGGCTTCAATTTGCGCATTCTCTATCTGTTTCCCAAGGAATTCTGTAGGAACCGCACTATATTTATTCATTAAATTTTCTTCTCTTTTTTCGACACTATCCAGCATTCGATTAATTTCTTTCAGGAGGTACATTAGTGCCCCTAAATCTTCTTTGTTACTATAATCAAACTCAAGAAAGTCTTGCAATATTTTCATATTATATCCTATAAATTAAACTTAAATCTTAGCCTCTTCATTATTTTCCCTTTCTGCCTCTTTTTGGGTATTATAGAAGGTTGACCACATGCGAACACTGCCTAGATTAAAGAAATTTAAGGCTTGTGATAGGGAATCACAGTTGGAAACTAGTATATTATTGGCGAAATACACATGCTCTTTATCTACTGTTAGATTGTACACGTTTTCTCCAGTTTGCCCAATTGAACTTAGCGGTACAAGATTTGCTACAGGTTCGTTTTGTTTGCTTGGGATTTTCCTTCCGTATGGTTTTGAAGGTTGTCCCGCAATATTCACATTGTAATTCGATGTCATACATTCCCGTAGATTCCCTGTGCTTTCTCCCACATTGTGGTCGGCAATATTTGGGATTGTAATAGGAAGCCAAGAATTCTTTTTTACACCACAGGCATTCATGTTTCGATTGTTCTCGTTTTCCAAAGGAATGATTTTTGGCATGTTGGCGATGCCATTCCTTTCCTGCTTCTGATTTATGCCATTCCTTTGCGTCTTCCCTAATTTTTGCCAAATGCTCAATTTGTTTTTCTTTATCCTTAACAGGATGTTGCCTACGGTGTTCCCTAACTGATATACATTCCAGATTAGAGAAGTCGTTATTAAACCAATCCCCATCCTTATGGTGAATGTGATAGCCTTTTGGAACTGCTTGCCCTGCATAAAATTCCCAAATTGCAACATGAAGTCCTTTAGCACATCTTCTTCCTGCATTGGTTTTTGACTGGCTAAGATAATATCTTCCCGCCCCCATGAGGGTATATTTTGTTCCATTGAATATAATATTTTTCTGTATTTCCATCTCAAAAGCTCTCCCCAATTTAATTGTTTTGTTTCTTCAATTGTTACCTTTCCTAAATCCCTAAAACCATCCTTCGTGAAAACTGGATGATTTGGGGTTCCTGTTAATCCAATATTCGAAACTACATTATGTTTTCCCGTATAACCACAAGTTAATACTCTACAAATTCCCGAAGGAGTGATAACCCAATCGTTTTTTGTGATTTCCTCGATAGGTTTGTTTCCGAACAATGTAGCTATTTGGGTTCCAGCCACGAAACAAATATCATCATTCTTATGTGTTCCCGCTGGCGAAAAGGCTAAGTGTTCCTCAATAATATCCACTGTCCACGCCTTGTCAGAAGGTACGTAGACCTGAGAGCCCCTGTAATAGCCGATTACTGTACTCACCCTATAGAGTTTATCAGGAGCTCCCTTAAATCCCCCTCCCTCTGCCTGAATATTGGTTGCCATTGGAATAGAAAGACCCGATTCTCGTAATTCCTGAATAAGCTGATGTCCACTTGACCTATCCTCTATAATAATATTAGTAGGCTGGTATTTAGCATTAAGGAGCAAGAGATTTTGTTTTAATTCATGGTATTGAACCTTCTCTCTGAACATATCCACGACATAATAATGACCCTTTGCTGTTAATCCCATTACGAGGAGCACGCTATAATCATTATGCTGACCCGTTTTTACCGCCGTGTCGCATGAGATTATCAAGTCATCAAAGGCAGGGGTCTCGGAACTATCATAAAACTGAAAATCATCCCTGTTAAATACCGCTCCATCAAGAGGGTTGGGAACCTGCATATACTGAGCGGCAAATCCAAAAGCCATATTTCTTTTAATGCGTTCAACCTCTTCGGCAGGAAACCTTTCACCCCAGAATAAATCACCATCTTTTGCATATCCCTCAATCACTACCCCTTCTGGTAATTTGACTATACGTTCATCGTAAGTTATAGGAAGGACAATACCGTCATATTGGTCTTTTATTTGAGCTATGATGTCATCTTCATGGAGCCTCTGCATTATCAACCAACGACTTCCAATAGTTTGCGAGTTAAGACGAGAATAAAGAGTTACATTAAACCATTCATTAGCTGAATTTAGTTTCGTTATACTACTAGCATCTTGAGGTTTGAGGTAGTCGTCGATTATTATGCAATTGTGGACGAGTATTTCATTTGCAAAGAAGTTGTGATTTCCTTCCACTTGGATGTCATAGACCCTGACCCCTCTATCGCGTATTGGGACAACCATTTGTACGGTGTCTCCATCGAATGATGATGAATTGTATGACATATTAAGCAAATTGCCACCAAGTTCTCCGCCACATTGTTCTTCGGATTTTCGTCTATATGGTGAATTATCATATTGGAATGTCTCATCTTTCCATACCTGTTCCTTTTTATCGAAAAGGTTTGAGGTTTGTGACAAACTACACAGGCTTCCTTCTCCCTTTCCAATATCAAGGGGCGCATCTCGTAAAACCATTTGGAGTAACTTCTTCCCTCCTTGTAATGAGAATTCCCAGTTCCAATCATTCTCTTTGAATGAGCCTTGTTTTTGCATATCATCGAGCAATACATACTTCTTGTACTCTTCCCCATAAATTCTTTTTGACAAAAGTGACAATTGATTTGCTTCAATTTTTTCCTGCTCTTGGGCGATTTCAGACGACATTCTATCGAACAAAATCTCATCGTCTTTTTGGGTACCATACTCGAACATATCTCGCATTTTCGACGATTTTTGAAAGAATGATGTTTTTCCGAGCATGTTGCGGAGCAATAAAAATCCTTTCGTCCCTTCTTTATTGATTTTTCCACATTGAACTTGCTTCTCCTGAATTCCTTGTGACACAGGGAGCATTCCAGTACGAATACAATCTTCCTCGCTTTTTGATAACATGTCCAACATATTGTTCTGCCTTCCGATTTTTTCCCCTGACATATTGGGCACCCCTCCGTTGCTGATAATAAGCTTATCTCCGTTCCCAAGAAGTTGTGCTTGTGTATATCCAAATCCTGTTGTGTATATACGATGTTTTCCCGTAGCCCTGATATAACGCCCTTTATTTGTGGTGATTTCATGAATATCATTGCTAACTGAAACCTTCGTTGCAACAATATTTCTCCATTCTGTTTGTTCTGTCTCATGATTATATGATAATACTCTTGGCATTTCCTTTAAATTTACTATCTCCTCAATAGTCATATTTCCCCATTCAGTAGCAATCATTGTCTCCCCCACCAGACAATCAGCACCTGAGCCGGTTATTGCCGCAGCAGTCGAGGTAGCGATACGTTCTCCACCCTGATTGTTGAAGAACTTAACCTTTTCGTTCTGAGCGCCGTGTAGTTGGTAAATCTCCCCAAACCATCTCTGGTATTTCTCACTCTGGATAATAACCCTAGATTTGACCGAAAGCTCGTTTGCTAGTGTATCGGTGTGAGAGGCTACAATGAATTTCAAATATGGATAATGTACCCACGCCCATCCAACCGACATGATTGAAAATATATAAGATTTCATACAACGGGGAGGGATATTCACATAATGGTCGCGGGTTTTTGGTAGTCTCTGCCCAACCCTGAGAATATCTTTTTGAAATTCATCGCATAGGACTTTGATATGCCAGTTATCCGAAAGAGGTGTACCCGGTTCCAGTACTTCCCAAAATTCCTTTATAAAATGATAATAACTGCGACGAGCTCTTTCACGTCGTACCAACTCATTAGGCGGTATAAACATAGTATCTCCCCTTAGACCCGCATGTATCGGTTGGTTTTATACCTAGATTCAATATCGCCACCTTATCCTCTCTTTCTTCGGTACATTTATGTATTTCACCTTTTATCCTTATGCAATACTCTATCTCTCCGATTTTGTCACAATGTTTGCAATTATTACACTGTTGCATATTTCCTCTTCATAGAAGCTTTATATGCTGGACGACAGTGCCTATGAACAACCGTTTTTTCGTCAGTAATATCAACATCAAGGGCATCTCCACAATGCTTGCACAATTTTGCCACTTCTTCGGAATCCCATTTAGCCCATAATTTACGAGAACAATCATCACAACGACTATTAGCCATGGCAAGAATATCAACCCATTCACCACAACTGCATTGACCTAGCACCGTTTTCCTCACTATGCGGTAATTCACTATCTCTGTAGACCATTGAAAACTTTACGTATATCACCCTTTTTAGTGACTGCCCACTTTTTGCCTTCTGATTTGAGCCACAGGTAATTAACCTGAAAATCACTAAAGCTATCGTTGTCTATAACTATTTCCCAATCCAAAATCCTATCCCCGATTACATACCCGCTATCCAAAGCTTCGGTTTTAGTGATAACATCTATTTGTAGTTTCGGGTAGTCATAGATAATCCTATCACTCCCGTCTTTCAATGTTACCCTGAATGGGTTGGGGTCTATCTTCCCCTCCGTTACAGCATGGTACATAATGAGGCAAACGCCATCTTTTTTGCGATACTCATTCACCATTTCGACTTTTGGGAGTCTTGTTTTATTTACCATTAATTCCTCCATGATGAAATAATTATAAAGGCACCTCTGTGTCACAGTCAACCCCCCTCCGTAAAAATTTCCCCTCTCACACTCTCCCTATATATAAACTACAGTAATACAAATATTCTTATACTCTTATAATAACTACTATTATAATACATATATACGCGCGCGCATGAGATTTTGAAGAACAAGGCTGTGACTGGATTTGATGCAAATGCAATGCAAAAGTTCCAAATTTGCACGAAATCATATCGGTTTCGTGCAAAAAGTGATTTTTTGCATCAAAAATTTGTGATTTTACGTCACAAATAGCGTATTTACCTTAAATTGTCAATATTCTTGGCTTGGAACTAAAATCATGTGGTATAATATCTGGGATGAAAAAAATAATACTAATAACAATGATGGTTGTTTTTTCTGGTTTGGTTTGCGATAAAATAGAAGCTGGGGGTATGGGCAATTATGAAAAAAGTACCGCCGTCGTTATTTATCAGATTACTGGTAAGTATATGCCTGATGTCGCTAATGCAATTAATGAGGTATGTGAGAAATATCCAGAAATTGATAAAAAGGAATTTCTGGCAGTTGCATTTCAGGAAAGCTCATTTAACAAAAATCTCATCAAAAATGGGGATTATGGTCTTTTCCAAGTACATTTGACATTTTGGCAAGATAAGTATGACCTTGATAGGCATAATGTTATGGATGTACGAGTAAATACATATGTAGCGGCTGAGATTTGGCTTTGGGCTAATGAGGATTATGGCAGATATTGCGGAACAAAAAAGAATGTTAAATATTATCGTAAAAAACTTGCTGTCATAAAGAGGTTAATGGCATAATGAAGGTTGTTGAAGTTAAAGTTATTGAAGAGTACAAGAAAAGAAAGGAGGTAAGCGCCTCCTTTTTGGACAAAGATAATGAGGAGTATATTGCACTAATGAGGGAAATTGCCCTATTAGACATGCTTCTTTTGTATGGGGTAGACGCTTGACATCCTAGTTCCGAAATGTTATAATCTGTTTATAGCATTTCGGAGATAATATGAAAATCACAGCATTGGGTGTCAACTCAGCTTTCGCCATTGGTAGTTCCAAAAATGGTCTTTACGACCCTAAATTCCAGAGTAATTTCCTAATTGAATTCCCTCAAGAAAATGGGGATACCTATAAATTCGTACTAGATTTTGGAGGAGATATTCGTCATTCATTGGCAATGGCGGGGCTTAAGGTGGGTGATATTGATGGCTGGTACTCCTCACACCCACATGCTGACCATATAGGGGGCGTGGAGGCAATAGCACTATCAACTATCTTTAATCCATATTATCATAAGGTTACAACAGAAATCAGCTTAAATAAATCCCTTAACGGAATCAATAATACAACAAGCCCTGATAAAAAACTTTATTGGGCGAGAAGTCTATTGTTGAATTCCTGAATGAGGGGAATGATTTTGAGCCTTCAATGAAGCCCGACCTTTTTGGGCATCCCGAAGTTCTAAAGAAGTTATGGAAATCAGCGGAAGCAGGGCTAGATACGATTCAGGGTGTCCACAAGCCGACATTATCAACATTCTTTCACGTAATAAGAATGGAGGCTGGAGCAAAAAAGATATTCATGGAAATTAAAGATAGGAAGAGAAGAGTGTGGGCTTTCCATACGATTGAGAGCGTACATGTTATTGCTGGTTATCGCCACATGCCTTCTTATGGCTTATTTTTCGAAGCAGATGATGGAACTAAGATTTATTTTCCAACAGATACTCTTTATATGTCTCCTCCTACCATGGAAACTTTTTACAGGAAGGCTAATGTAATCTATCAGGACTGCGAAACAGGCATTAAGTCGGGCGTCCATAGTCACATAGATGATATAAAGAAAAGCGACCCCTCAATTAAGCGTAAATGTTATCTTTATCACTATAATGAGGAGCCGATTGTTGAGGAAGGTGAATTCGCAGGAATTCTAAGAAGGGGTGATGTGCATGAGTGGTAAATTATTCCACATAGTGCCAGTCAGTTACTTCATCAATTGTGTTTAGAATAAGACGGCAGATATTTTCCAATATCTCAACCCCTTCTTTTTCGGAATAGGTTGGTGTTTGGCAACTGCCGACAAATATACTAAACTTATCAGGACTATTATTTATCTCGAATTGAATAAGATATTTATAGTCTTGATTTGTTAGAGGGACACTTCTTTTTAGTAGTTCCGAGTGAATAGCCATTTCTACTTCAACCCTTGTTCTACCCTGTACTGTTGTATGCCCTAATGCCGATAGAATACAGTTTTGGCAAAGCACACCCTCTACAGTAGGTTTTCCACATTTAAGACATTGCATACGGGAGCTCCTTCAGCTTGTTTTCTAAAAAATCAACCTTATTCCTGTAGTCAATAATATTGTTCTGGATACATTCTATAAAAGAACGATGGTCGTTTACCAGTACGGTATTACTTATCTCCCCCACAATCTCTACAAATCTTCTTGCAACCTCCAACTCTTCTTCCTCTAATGTATAATTAGGGAACTGTTTTTGAATTTTTAACATAAAAGCCTCCTATGAATATTATATCATAAGAGGCTTAATTTGTCAAATCCCACCAAGTAGTTTTTCCAGTGTTCTTGAGTTTTCTATTTCGTCACCTATTAGCTGTCCTTTATCAATTAGACGTGCCAAAACTTGCGCCAAACTATCGAGAGGTATACTATAACCCTTCTTTAGGTATTTCCCTACCCTTATAAGCGACCCAGCGGGTTCTTCCTCCCTGATTGGTCTAGTATAAATCAATCTTTTCGCAGAAAGGTCTATATAGAATCTTTCAGAACAAAGAGATTGCCAATGATTGTCCTGATAATAGATAACTGCTTGGCAGAGAGAAAAATCAAAATCATTGATGACCTTTTCGGCAGTATCATACTTCCATCTTTTGACAATCTGTATTGGATAACGAAGGGTTCTAATGGTATAGGCATTTATAGTTTCATATGCTTCGGTTGCAAGAAATTCGGATACTAATAAATTAGCATCTTGTGTGAATAGGTCTATATCATTAATTTTTTCATTTGCAATAACAGCCCGAATAAATCCACCAGCAAGGAAGATTTTCCCCTGCCATTCATCTTTTTGCATTACCTTAATAAGGTCGTAAGGTATTCTCTTTACGACCTTATTAACATCGTAATTATCCAACGACCTCATCGGTATCCTTTTTAATATCAGTTTCTTTTTTAATATCGGTTTCTTTAATACTGAAAACACTACCATCATCAGCTTCAATCAGGAGGGGAAAGTTCTTACTGAATTTATCGTTAATCACCTTTCCTTCCCTGCCGTCATTAGTTTTTATTGTTTTTCCTATCATTATTTTTTCTCCAAAGTTTAGCGACCAACTTCCCTAATTCCATTTTCCAGTACTTAACGGAGCCTTTTGGGGTAGGAATATTCCCATCCTTTACTTCTCTGGTGTTTTTGCTTTCCATTGCGTCAATGGTATCAATAGCATCTGTTCCTTCTATTCTAGGTAGGTCTGGTGTCGGAACTACAACCTTCACCTTGCTTTGAATATCTACCCCTGACAGCCCTGCACTAGTTCCGACTTCTTTTTTGATTTCTTTTTTATTCATGGTCGCATTGTCCGCAACATTCTGATTTTGCAAAATGCAAAACATGTTTATCTGCTTCCGCATAAATAGAGACTAACTCATAACCCTCATCTTCTAATTCCTTGATAGCACTATTGAGGACTAACTCAGTACTAGTGCTCCCTTCATAACCGCCCACTACCTTGATTTTTGATTTTATTTTCATGCGTTCCCCTTTAATCCATATCCCAAATCATACCCATCCTTGATTAGGCGATAAACAATTTCTTCTGGAGATGTTTTCCTGAAGGAATCCAGCATTCTTTCATCACCCCTTATTATGAGAGGATTTGGTGAAGGACTTAAAAAAATACTTAAATGACTAATAATGATTATGTACTCCTCCCCTGACTGCATAATGGTATATGCGAATTGGTCAAAAGCGGTTCCCTTTTCAATTATTTGCATAAACATATTTTATCAATATTACTCCATAATGTCAAGAGCTATTTTCAGACCCTGTTCCTTGGTGGAAAACTCTTCATCAAACTGCCTGTTCAGCAATTCTTTCAAGAGTCTACCCATGTGTGGAGAAGGTGTTACTCCTATCGAAATAAGGTCATCACCATTAACTACAGGTGCAAGACTATTTTTTACTTCCTCGTATATTGAGCGGAGCCCTTCAGTCTCATAACCTTTCGCTTTATAGAACTTGATAAGCTTCGGTACGTCCACCTTATTTGCAAGTTGTCTTACAGAAGGTCTGGTAAGGTTGAACTCATACGGAATAAGCAAGCTTTTAACGCTCTCCAGCAATTTTGTTTCATTCGAAAGCCCATTAGTTCCTCCAAGAAGAGCGAACATTACATCAAGCTCTCGACTCTCTACATTGTCGATGAATCTGTAGTCATATGAAGGAAAAATCACCTCAAGGATTCCGTTTTCCTCCATCCATTCAAATGCTATTGATGGTTTTTTACCCTTCAATAGTATTTTTTCAAATTCACCCAATATTCTCTCCCTTGAAAGAGATGGGAGTTCTGGTATGAGTTCCCTGCAAAGCTTTGTAGTTTCGGGGTCGATACCGAATTCAAAACGGGAAGCGAATTGAGCCACCCTAAGTACCCTCAGTGGGTCTTCAGCAAAAGTATCTCTGTTGACATACCTGATAAGTTTTTTCTGAATATCTTTCACACCATTAAATGGGTCGATTATCTCTCCGCTTAGTGGGCACATCAATATAGCATTAATAGTTAAATCCCTGCGTGAGCAAGCTTCCTCAAATGACATGAAGGGGTCAGCGCTAATAGCAAATTGCGTATGTCCTACCCCTATTTTGCGTTCCCTGCGGGGGATTGAAATATCCATATCCCCCAATTTATAAATGCCGAAGGACTGACCTACCAAATTAGGTTCACCAAATTCTCGCAAAACCTCCAATAGCTGTGGTTCCGTCAAGCCATAGACCTCTATGTCTATATCCTTGTTTGGGAGACCCATTAGGGTATCACGCACGATTCCCCCAACGAGGAATGCCCTTCCTCCTTTCTCCCTAATTTGTTGCGCTATTTGTTTCATAACTTTATTATATCATAATACATTTAATTTGTCAATTATTCAGTGTCACAACATATGCTATAATTTTCAAATGAAGAAAATAGAAGAACTCGTAAATTTCATTAAATCGTTCACAAAGGGCACTTATGCTGGAGTGAGATTTGATGAGCAAACTCAAAATATATTGTTTCAATATGCAATAGATAATAAAATCCCTAATCCTGTTAGCAAGGAGGATTACCATACAACGCTTTTGTATAGTCGCAAATACCTTCCTAATTATAAGGGGGCAGGAAAAATAGATATGTATGGAACTCCAGCGAAATTAGAGATTTGGAAAAACAGCAATGCCTTGATTAAAACTTCTGTTTTGGTACTTCGCTTTGAAAGTTCCGAACTTTCCAAGAGGCATAATTTTTTGATGGGGGAACATCATGCTACCTATGATTTCCCAACCTATATTCCTCACATCACATTAAGTTATAATGTTGGTGATTTAGATATTTCGACATTACCAAAAGTTCCCTTAACAGAAATACATATGGTTGAAGAGTATAGCTCCGATTTAAATGAGGAAAAAATTAAAAAATAATGGAAGAGAAAGCAGTGGCACAAATTCAAAAAGAACTAGACAAATTGGGGCTCAGATATGAAGATAAAGATAAGCCAGACTTCCCTATCGGAAAGGTGTGGGAGGCTGGAATAGACCTTTCTAGCGCTCAGGTTGAAGGACAAACCGTCTTTTTGGACTAATGGATAGGGTTAAAGAATTACAATCAATTGTAAAATCGTTTTTCGGACATGAGGGACGGGAGGGATTAGTAGGTGGAAGCTCTCCTCGAAACTTATTCAAAAATGAAGAAGAAGCGATTACGCATTTCAAAAATATGGGTATTGGTCTCGAATTTAAGTATGGCGACCGTCAGACTAAACTAAATAGAATTGAAATAGAGCAATTGAATGATGTTGCAAAAAGTGTCGCGCATATTACTTCAAAATATCCCCTAAAAAACAAGCATATGTTCGAGAATATAGTAATTGATAACACAATGCAGGAGAATCATAGGGGAATGTGGTCTGGTTCCTTCTATCCAAGTAGTCCCATGGATTCACATGGAAATATTCTTTTGAATATGAAAGCATTAATGGATTATAAGACAGGGGCTAATATCGCAACCTCCCTCAAGGAAACCCTTATCCATGAATATGGTCATGCCCTACATCACGAATATGAGGCATTTAATTGGGATAATTTTGCTAATCGCCTACCACTAGAGGGGCTCAAACCAGTATCATCTAAAACAGGAGCATTAATGTCGGATTTATATGATTTAAGGGAGACTATTAGTAAGGGAATACGGGGTGATGATGAGTTTCAAAATCTTACTTCTGCCGACCTTCATTATTTCAAAGACCTGAAGCAATATGCACCTTCGGTTTATGCGCTAAATAATATCCATGAATACGTTGCAGAAAGCTTTTTGGCTAGGGAGAAAGGGCAGGAACTATCACCATTTAGTCAGAAAGTCCTAAAGGAAATTATAGACAGTAAACCTGATTGGAAAATAAAGAGAGCGCTTTTTTAGGGCGCTCTTTTGGTTCTATGTTAGTTTGTCGGGGAAGAATTTCACTGATTTTGCATCCTTATTCCAGAAGCATACATCTCCTTGCTGAAACCAAGACTCACCATTCACGTCATCGACGGGTATCGAAGCTAGTTTTGGCGGTTTCCTAAAGTTGATAGCATCTCTTACTGTTTTGCATTTAGGGTCAACTTCCTCTACGTGGTATACATGAATTGAAGGGTTCTTCATTTTTAGATATACGGGATAAGTGTTATTTACCTTGATACCGAATTTCAGAAGTTCATACTCATGACCATTAAAGGCATCCTTGTTCAACACTTCCGCCCCCAAATCAACAAGCATTTTCTCTATACCGATTTTGCGAACTATCTCCCTACGTATCTCTACGTTTTTCTCTTCTGTTATCTTAGAGGAAGGTATCTGTTCAGCAGGGGTCATAACGAGCCATTCAGGAACATGTACTCCATTAAGTACGTAGAAACCGAAACCGTCCGCATACTCAATTGCCTTACCTGTCTCAGAATGGAGCTGATTTTCCGCATTCACTTCGAACCTGATAGGTTTCTGTGACATAATGCAGTAGTCATCAAATGGATAGATAACGTCAACAGCAGTCAAATCCCACAGCAGTTCATACTCAGTTTTCTGTGCTGGTGTGAATTTCTCTACCTCTTTATTGTATTCAGCAAATGCGAGATAAGGTGTCCACCAGTGTCCATCAAGATAAGGCCATTGGAAATCAAATTTCTCTCCAAGCCTTTTCTGTATTTCATCCCACGCCGCTTTAGGTGAAGGATAAACACTGACGGGAACTGTTTTTTGTTTACAGACAACCTCGTACAGCCTATCGGTTAGCTTCTGTGCTTCTTCATTTGTGACACCCTTGCCACTACCCTTCTCTTTTAGTTTGAAAGTTAGGTACTGTGGTAGTGTCATATCATACATATTTGTCATTGAGCTTCCTTCCTCTTTTAATCTCTTACTTTCCTAGCTTCCTCAGCAAAACTATCATATTCACGAATCTGGTCAGATGCGAAAATGATACCTTTTGTTAGGGCAATAGGTTTGTGCTCTTCATGAGTCACTTTTACGTCTTTTGTTTCTCCGCATACATAACGCAGACCATCCTGTCCTAGATAAACCTCATCGGTACACCTATGAGCGTGACCCGTTACTTCACCATGCGCGAAAACACCCTTATCAACTCCGTCGAGTTTTTTCATATCCTCATGCCATTTCATTTGGATTTCTCCTTCTTGTAATATTACGAAAGCTCTAGTATTATATGTTTTTTTTTTAGGCTTGTCAAGTCTATTGACTTATAAAGTAGGATATGCTATAATAGAACAATGAAATACATAAAAACGCAAAATAATGAGATAGTACTATTTCCCGAAACTTTGACCCACTCGCAGTTTCGACACCTTCTGCCTATTTCCGCTGGCTTTGTTAGTGGATTATTTTCGGGGGAGCCAACTTGTTTTGGCTCCAGTATTTCACTTGGACTTTCTTCCGCTGAGGAGGATAGTGAGATACTGAGAAAACAAATTAGGGGTTATTAATGATTTTTTGTAACTTTTCTATTTTGGTACTATTAATATCATAATATGCAAGAGTTTGTCTTGCCCATGCCCATTGACCGCGTAAAAGTGAGCGCAATGCAGGTGATACCGTTGCATATAGTATAAGGTTATCTATAGGAACTTCGTTACCCCCAATAAGCATGGGAAATGTTTCCACTATTCTATCTAAATATGCTCTTAGTTTTGATTCATCTATAGGCTCATTTTTCCTATTGAAATAGAGTATTCCTAATTCTCGTCCGATTTTATTACTATAGTCCACTGTATTCTCCTAGAAATTCTTTTTGATAGTCTGTTAATTTTTTATTAGTAAGGTGTGCCTGAACAAAACTTTCAGCAAAAAATTCATACTTATTAGTCATTCCGAACTTGCTTGGAATATCGTTCTGAACTTTTTCGTAACCAAAACCAAGCAAGGAGCCACCCGCCTTATTACTAATGGATTGCGCAAAGGCATCAAATCCCCTGTCATCTTTTCTCAAGTCCCTATAACTATAAGCATGACCCATTTCATGAGCGATAACATGTTGCATTGGTGCTGAATCTGTTTTTATCAAGTCAGACATTCCTAATCCACCCATCTGGTCATAAACAAAAGCTCTTTTATTAAAGATAATCTTTGCTGTCCCATCGGCATAGGGTTGGTAAATTGCCCCCGCATCACTTTTACCACCCAAGTCCTTTGTTGTAATATGAGTTAGTCCTTTTGGCATTCCGAATTTATCATGGAGGGCAAACAATGTTTCATTTATTTGATGTACCTGCTCCAATGTGGGAATATCCCCATAGTTCACCTTTATGCCTAGCTTTTTTGTCGCCATCTTGCTTGCTTCGGCAACAGTAGTAGCTTCCCTTGGTAAACTCCCACCTCTTTCCCCCTGACGTCCCTTATGACCCTTGAAGGATTTTGCTAGTTCCAAATCAGATATTATTTTGTTTATTCCATAATCATGGTGGTCTAAATGATATTTGGTTTTATCAACAACAGGAATGCCCTTCTTATCGGCTTCAGCTTTTAGCTCTTTATAGGTCTCGTCATCAACTATTTTTCGGTCAACTTGAATATTCTTGATGTACTTATCGGCATTTTCCAGACCATTATTGCCACCAATTTTAAGCTCCTCTTCGCCAGCAAATGTTCCAAGAAATTTATCTCCCACCTTGACTTTATGACCGTCTTCTTTTATTTTGCCCAAATCTAAGTCAATACGCACACCTTTATCAGCGAAGGTATAAGGCTTGTTGCCCTCTCCGTACCACTGAACAGTTGCTATATCTGGGTGGTCAAAATCGGGATTAGTTGTTGTCGATAATCCAGATACCTCACCCTCCCCATAAAGTTGATTTTCCTGTAAAATATTAATTGCAGAAGAAGGGTCAGTAAAGTGATATGTTTTGGGGGCATTTTCGTCACCTCCCATAGCAAAGGGGTTGGGTTGTTTATTAAGAATCTCTAAATTACGGGATAATTCTTTAAATGATTTATCATCCCTAGCGTGAAGTTCGTTAAATCTGGTTGTCAGTTCTTCTTCAGAGATTTTGTCTCGTTCCGCTTTTAATTTATCCCAACCTTCCGATGATTTGATGTCATGGGCTTGTTTTAAAGCGCCCCTAAGTCGAAGAATATCTTGTGGTTTTAGGGTGCCACCATCTTTAACATAATCCATGTATTTTTGATGATTTTCCATGGTGATTCCTTTTGTCCACTGGTTTCCGTGAAATTCGTGACCTTCCTTGTCACCCTTCCTTAAGTTGTAAATTATTTTATCGAGCATATTCTTGTAGATACGAGGAAAATTTAACACCCTTTCTTATGAGGTTTTTGATTATACGCCCATATTTAACTGGGTCAATAGATACTCGAATAGTCAGCAACTCTTCTATGCCATAACCATTTCTATAGTTCTGATAAAGACCCTCAATCATATCTTGTTCCGACATTTCATCATCTATTAATATGTATTCCATTATTTCCATTTGGTTATCCTTTCCAACATTGTTTTTTGAAGTTCGCTGATTTTCATTCCGGTATGAGCTTGCACAAATGATTCAGCGACAAATTCATCGGAATCTTGCATTGCATATATGCTTGGAACATCTGCTCTTTTTTTATATACTTGTGGTGTGAGTTCACCCTCTTCATTTTCAAGCCTATCCCTAAAAGCCCAAAAGTCATGATGATTAGGGTCATTATAATAGATACGTGTATTCCCTTCTTTATCCTTCCTCTGCCCAAAATGCTCTAGTCGATAATTGAAATCATAAGCATGTCCCAATTCATGAAGTGTAGAGACCTTGACTTGACTAGCCCCAAGGGGCATTACCGTCATGTCCCCGAATATTTTATCCATTTGCTCAAAGGTTGAATTTCTTTCTATGCACTTTGAATTAATGACCACTTTCCCCAAAAATGGAACACCTTTTGTTACTGCCTCAAGGGGATTACTCCTAAAAGCTCCTTGTACCCCAAAATCCATTTCCTCTACAACAAATTCTTTCAGACCATCAGGCTTCCCATATTTTGAAAAAATGTCTGACATAGTTCCTATTGCATGATTCAATCCTTCTATATTTGTTTTATTAGGGATGGTTGCTTTCATCCCTAATTTCTTTTCAATAAATACGCGGGCTTCCTTTACATTTTTGGCTCCAGTAAAACCACTGATGTATTGATTGCCATGGAATGGATGACCCTTGAAATCACCCTTCCTTAAGTTGTAAATTATTTTATCTAGTTTTATTAGCATTATTTCTTGATTATAGCACGAATATTAGATTCAAATTTTTAATTGTAGTAATCATGGTATCATTAGGGAATGATAAACAAAATTATAGACATGTTGAAGCAGTCTACTCCTTTCTATTCCGATGAAACAAGAGGATATGATGATAATATTCGAAACATTGTCCGTAGTCCTGAATATAAAAAGGCACAAAAATTACTCATGAGTTACAAAAGTGATGTTATTGATGTTATGAATGGGCTTAGAGCCAATATCGAAAACAAAGATAAAATCATGGAATATTACAAGGAGCTAAAAGCAATTGATGACTCCGATGTACGAGAAGCAATTGACAGGGTAGCTACCGTCTATGATGGACATGGGATAGGTAGTAAAGCCCGTTCGAAACTACAAGATGATTTACAGCGTATTAAGAACCATGCTTTTGCTATTGCTGACGAAATTAAAGGTAAGAAGATTCAGCGTAACTACACAAGCGGAATTATAGTAGTGCCTAGTAGTGAAAACCATTCTTAATATATTGAACATGCCTGTAAGCATAGTTAATTATTTCTTCAGGTAGTTCCTTTTTCCATTTCTCCCGTACTTCTTCTATAGGAGGTAGTTCACCTCGGCAGTATCCTGAAACAAATTTATTGAGTGGTTCAAGATAGTCTTTACTAATTATTCCTTCCAAGTACTTCCTTCATCAAATTTTTATTGTCAAAAAAGTGACGTATCCCAATCATCTTTGGTATTTTATAAACATAATTATAAAAAGCCATGTAATTATAAGACAGGGCATTAATCTTCTTCATATATTGTTAGTTTCAAATCCTTTATGTTTTTTACAGTTTCTATTGAATTTAGATTAAATTTATTATCAGCTTCACTTAACAGAAAGAGTAAGAGTGAAATCTCTTCTTTGGGCAAACAAAACGCCTGAGTTGAGAAGTCAACAAGTATAACACCTGTCTCCAGCAGACTTATATTGATACACTTTCCCTCACCCTCAAACTTCAGTGCTTTGGTGATTTTAACAGTCTCGTTACCTATTTGTGCTTCCCCTACCATACTTCCTCCTAAAACTATATTATACCATTATGGGAAGAAGAAGTCAAGATTTAATTGTAATATCAAATGTACCAACAATAGTTATGCCTCATAATCACCATCATATCTATGACCTTGTTGATTAGCAGTATCCTTTAATTGACTATGGAGAGGAGTACCGTGATAAGCATCAATAAATTTATCAACATTCCTGCTTAATGTATGCTTGAATTGATTTCCATCCCTACCTTCCTTGTATTTAATAACCATATCCTTAATAGCCTCATGTGGAGTCGCGTCCCCCATTTTAACTTCATTAGCTGTTTTTTCGGCATAGGTATGACCAGCCTCCGTTTCCAATGAAGCATTGTATGTAGTTGGTCTTAGGTCTTCATTCTTAAGTCTATTAGATACCGTTGCTCTCTTCTCCCCAAAATGCGCACTAAGTGAATGAGCTATTTGCCTATATTGATTCCCGTGAAACTCATGACCTTCTTTGTCACCTTTTGCTAGTTCTAATTTATCTATTATTTTATTTATCATTTTACTATCCTTTATTATACCATATTTATCTTGATTTGTCAAAAACTATTTGCCCTGTTCGATTTGTTCTGTTACCCTTTCTAACACTTCTAATTCGGCATCACTCAAATTAGCAAGTATTTCCTGAGCTTCTTCCTTACTAACACCTATATGGAGATTAACACCTCTTTGCTCGACTTCAATCTTCTCCGCATATCCACGTTTTTTACCTAGTGTTTTTGCCGCGAATATGATGGCAGTTGTATCCCCTGCTTGTATTTTTTTGAATAAGGCGCTCTCTACGAAGTCTAGTTTAATTTCAGATATATTCTCGACAGCCTCTCTATAGCTCTCATCTTCTTTGAGCCAGTTATAGTGTGTTTGACGAGTAATCCCGACTTTTTCTGTAGCTGTTTGAACTATCCCCAACGTACTTTTAAGTGCGGCTACCATAGCCTTCTTCTGCGGGTGTTTAGTATATAGAGCTACAGGATGTCGCCCTATTTTTGAAAGATTTTTTCCCATATTCTCACCAACCAATTTTTCTTATTTAATTCTTTGATAGCTTCCCTATACATATCAAATTCACCTTTATAGTAAGAGGATTCTTGAGGACGGGTATAAGCTTTCATGCGTTCCCTTGCCTCAACAGCCCTTGTTTGTAGTTCCGACTGAGTGGCACCATCCTGCATTATTCTGATAGCCGCTATACGCCCCTTACTATAGGTATCCATTCTTTTACTAGCTTTTCTTAGTTCTCTTTTTAGATAGGATTTCATTCGTCCATCACCTCCCCCGCTTTCCTATAGGTGTGCATCATGGTTCGATAATACTCCCTTTGTAGCTAGATTGCCAATATGTTCTATGGAAGCTTCTTTATCTATGAAATAATTTGATTTATGTGTTCCCCATTTCATTCCACCCCTTCTCATTCCCCAGTGCATTCCCTCGACACCATATTTGCGTATATTTGATGCTATTTTGTCTAATTTATCCATTTGTGTGTAATCCATATTCTCAATATTATCTATGTGTTCATTTAGGGTATCAATATAAGACCTAGCAAAATCATCATCGCCTACGTCTTTTGTTGCTTCGGCTAGTTTATCTTGTAGTTCTTGGTGATTAGTGGAATCATGGGCGTGCATTAGTACTGTCTCATGGGCTTCCGCCTCCCCCAAAGCCTTTTGTTTGTCGGCACCCTCTGAATTATCCGCTAGTTCACGGGCTTTGTATTGTAGTTCCGAAACTTTTCCCTGCCCGTCGGTATTTTTGTAATTGGTGATACCCCATCGCATCCCCTTCACCCCATACTTTCTCATCTTGACCTCAAATTTTGTATTATACGTTCCAGCTTTTTATCAAATGATTGATTCATATCTTCACTATGCTTTAGGATTGTTTTCTTAAAATCCTCGTCACCATCGAGTACATCATAGAGACTGTTTTGAAGTTCCTCGTGGCTGTTGGCTTCTTTGGCAAACATGAGGACTGTTTTGTGTGCCTCTGCTTCACTTGGATTATGGGATTTTCGAATAAGCTCAACTAATTGAACCCTTCCTTCCTTACAGAGATAGTTTTTTATCATAATTTTCGTTCCTTTAGTTTTTCAACCGATTCTTTTAGTTCGGAGACATAGTTGTTTAGTTTTTTAATTTCGTCAGTAAGAAAAACGAAATCACCCTTATTAGGGGTGTTTTTCTTAATTATCTTCCTTACCGCTGCCATTACTGTATCTCTGAAAGCCTATCCAATCCTTCTTGGTCAAATAGTCTAGTTATACCTTTGTGCTCTTTTAGAACGGCTTTATATTCCCTCATGGCTTCTTTGTTGGGACGACCATAATCATCATATTTGTCGTGGTTATAGTTCTCGGCATAATCCTCGAAAGAACCGGGGTCAGAAACAGACATAGATATTGAGCTCAAAATGTCATAAGTCGAAGGTTTCTCTCCCTTATTGGTAGCATTTATACTATTTCCCCAGTTAAAAGAATAGGAATCTCCATCTTTGTTTTTTAGGGTAACTTTATACACATCTCTAGTGACACCCTTCTTCTTATCACTCGGAAAGTGTGACTTATTGCCCATGTGCAAGACATGGAGAGAAGCTCCTGTATCATTCAGGAATCGTTGTGCATGTGTGTGATATTCATTTGAAGGGTCATGTTTTAATTCAACTTTTCCTCCACCATTTCCAGTGTATTGATTGCCCCTGAATGGATGTCCCTTTCTCTCACCGGAGCCAGCTCCGCCTTTTAGTATTTCGATAACTCTATTTAGTTTTTGTAATTTGTTCATATTTTCCTCGTTTTTTATATTATACAATAAAAACTAGACTTGAAAATTTGACAGGCAAAATAAAAAATGTTAAAATGGTTCAAATTCAGAGAAAAAAAATGTATATCAGCTCAAATAACTGCTTCTTTCATAGTGCGGGGGTAATGCAAACAATTGATACCCTCCCACCCAAAACTTTTGTCGTACAGTTTGACGGGATGAAAAATGAATATTACCCAGAAGTGGTTGAGAGTTCTTCCTTTTCAACCAAAATCTATGGGGATACTACCAAGATAGCTGAACGTATCCTCAATACTTTCAGGGGTCGTCCCGCAACAACTGGGGTACTACTCGCTGGAGAAAAAGATACTGGTAAAACAATGCTTGCTAAACTCCTGTCAGTAACAGGCGGAAAGGAGGGTTATCCAACCATCCTAATTAATGCCCCTCATCAGGGAGACGTTTTTAATAAATTCATTCAAAAAATAACACAACCCGCAATTATTATTTTGATGAATTCGAAAAGGTGTACGACAAGGAAGGTCAGGAGAGTATACTTACACTACTTGATGGCGTATTCCCTAGCAAGAAGCTAGTTATACTAACTTGTAACAACATTTATAGGATAGATAGTCACCTCAAGAACAGACCGGGTCGTATTTATTACATGCTGGAATACAAGGGTCGGGAAGAGGATTTTATCAGGGATTATTGCGAGGATAACCTAAAAGCGAAGAATCATATCCCCGCTGTTTGCGGTATCTCAAGGGTTTTCGAAGAATTTAACTTCGATATGTTGAGGGCATTGGTTGAAGAAATGAATAGATACAAGGAATCTCCTGACGAAGCCCTGAAAATGCTCAATATTAAAATAGGAGACCCATATTCTGCTAATAGATATGCTACAGAGGTCTTTGTAAATGGCAGAAAAAAGCGAGTAGACTACCCTGAGTTTGTTGAGGGCTCCCCATTGTCAATGAGGCAGATAGAGATTTGTTTTGGCAATAAAACTATCTTCCTAGCTCCAACAGACATATTACTAAAAGAATCAAACAAAGAGACTTTTGTGTATGAAAAAGATGGGACGAAAATTATCTTCAGGAAGCAGGAAAGACAAAATCTGTTGGGTGATTTTGCACAAGGGTTGTTGACAAGTTAGGGTTGGCATGATATAATGTAGAAAATTCGGAGAAAAATATGTCTACAAGGTCAGTAATAATCAGGAAAACAAGAAGGGGTTATGAGGGTGTTTATTGTCATAGCGACGGCTATCCAGAGTATAATGGGTTCTGTCTTGCTAATTTCTACAAATCAGCAGCAAGGGTTAAGGAGCTCATTTCACTAGGAGACCTATCTAGTATTAATAAGAGGGTCGAGACCAAGAAACCCCATAGCTTCAATAACCGAGCAAAGGGAGTGGTAGTTGCCTACCACAGGGATAGGGGCGAGAAAAAGCATATGGTTTCTGGAACTATCAAGGACATCCTGTCGGCATATGGCGGAATAGAGTATGTCTATATTTTTGAAAAGGGAAAATGGAGTGCTTTCGATGACGACATGCGCCCTGTTGCCATTCCCGAAACTTCGAGGTACTTTTAATGCAGGTAATAGTTTGTGAGTGCCACACTCCCGAACATCATATTTTGTTTGAGTATGAGGATGGACAGGTTTGTATTCAAGTCCATCTTAATAATCTATCGTTTTGGGAAAGGCTTAAATATTTGTTTGGTTTCAAGACTAAATATGGGGAGTACGATACAATTCTCCTAAAGAAAGAAGATGTTGAAAAAATACTAAAAGCATTTGAGGAGAAAGAGTGATTTACCTAAAAATCTATTTAATATCATGGTTACTAACATTTGCATGGGGTCTTGTACTTGTCTATGGGAATCCCGTAATCTTTATTACCTATAGTGAATGGGCTAAACTACAGGCTTCGGTTATATGGGGATTAGTAGCAGGAACGGTCATTGGGTCGGTAATTTCACTATTGGCATTTATTTGGAAACTATAAAATCAGCATTTACTTCTGCTAAAAGTCGAGATGTTTTCGGGGCGCATAGAACACCTATTGGCAAGGGAGGAATGAAGATAATGTATCTCGTTCATGCACCTCCGATATTGAGGGAGGTGTCTCGTATTCAGACAATGATAGGATGGTATATAAGTGATTAAAAAAGCAATATTTCCAAAACTATTAAGTATCAATCGCCCTCCATTGCCAGTATTTGTAACACCCGCCCCACAATATTGGGCTTGGAGAATTAAGTATGAAATTGATTCAACTAGATAAAATGACGAGAATACGATTCGAGGTAGACTTTCCGATACACGAGGCTTCATTCAATCCGCAACTAATGAGACCACCAGAATCAATTCTTCCTGCTTGGTATAGGGATATAAAAAAAATAATACAAGGAATAAATAATGAGAAAAGCTGATTTTTTTAAGAATATCGAAAAACAGGATGATTGTCTGATATGGACGGGTGCTACAGCCAATATAGGTAATAAGGAATATCCTATTTATAAGGGAATATATGCCCACAGGCTAATGTTCCAGCTCTATAGGGGTATAATCAAGGGAACTATTCGTCGTTTATGTGGAGATAGCCTTTGTGTTAATCCAAAACATTTGGCATATACGGGTGAAGCCCCTTGTACTATGTGCGGAGAGAATGAAAGAGCCATTAATAGGAAAACTGGTAAATTATATGGTGAATGCCTTGTGTGTAGGAGAAAACGTGATGCCAAGTATTATAAGAAAAAACGTGCCACCAAAATCAAGGCAAGGTAAGATAGATTATCTCGGTAGGGCTCTACGCCCCGTCAATAGAAGAAGCAAAAAAACAAGAGGGAGGAGCCTTAAAAAACAGGGTCTCCCTCGTCGTTTTGATGAGGCTTTTATGAATATACGCCTATTTTTATGGCGTAATCTCAAGTCCTAGTTTGAGCATATCCTGAAGTGACAGTAATGGGATAGTTTGGGAAATCAGTATAAGTTTTAGTGGCGGGATATGTCCAAGTAGTATTACTGAAAAGATTATTCAGCTCCCTTTGGAGTTGTTTTGCTTCCACATCCGTTAGCTCTATTTCTTTTTTGCCAACAGTGATTTTTATTGTAGTTTCGATTTTCATTCTTTAATTATATCATAGGAAAGGGATTCTAAAATATTTGGAACCTCCCTAGCTGGAGACCATCGCATATTTATCAGAAGGGGTCTCCTGTAGATTGCGTCTCTCAGCTTCTTGATTTTATACTGGTGTAATAGCCTTCGTCCTTCTTTATTCATAACATCCATCCTTAACAAGCTTTTTTGCTAGATAATATGTAGGAGGGCATAATGCTATTATTTTAAATCCCCCCAAGAATGTACATGCCTTCTCAAGCTTCTTTCGTCCATCTTGCCATTTCTTAAATCTTCCAAAGTTTCTTCTAATAAATTCTTCTCTATACATTTGACAAATTCCGATAAATATGTTATAATATTAAAAATTCAAGAGGGAATATGACACCTTTTATTCAGTATCTCATAGGGCTGATAATTTTCTGGATAGCATGTATCGTGGTTGTTATTGTGGTCAAAAATTAACCGTCATTTCGACGGTTTTTTATTGCTTCTTCAACTAGAAAACTATTATTGGGTATATTGGTCTCTAGGACTGACTCAACAAAGAGGTTGTCCA